ATGCCCAAGCTAGAACACGCATCAGCTAGTTCCACCCGCAAGATCAAACCACCCACAACAACCGAGTTCTCAGAGGCAGCACGGCGTGGCCACAAGACACTTACGGGAGATGTCCTGAAAGAAATCCGTACGGGGAAACTGGCTGTCAGGTCGTCCGCTGTAGCCCCCGACCCGGCGATAGCCACGCTGCGCAAGCGTGTAATTGCCCTTGAAAGCGAGAAAACCAGGCTCAAAGTCCAGATGATGAACGCAGGCTAATCCGACTAGACACGCTGCAGATTCACTGCATCCACCCCAAAGAAACAACAACCTAGTCCACCCCCAGTAATGGGAAGGAAGCATCACGCATGAGTTATCTGTTTATCAACACTACTGCCGTACTCGATTCTACAAACACCGCATTCTTCACGTCGCTCTCAGGACGCACTTGCACACCCCCACTCAAAATGGGCATAGAAGAAAAATCTAGTTTGCTACGCGGGTTTCTCGCAGCCACTATCCAGGGTTTAAGTCATCTGCGTGACACCTTCGGAAATGGCAACGGCTACTCGATCGATGTGTGCATTCCCAACGAAGCCATTGCCAGGGAGATCCGCGAGCACAGCTCTCGTAAGAGCCTTCTGCATGGTGACGACGATGCACTGTGGGCAGACTTTCATCGTCTCAGCACAGGTTTCGAGCTCAAATTCATCTCAAGTCCGGGTGAGAGTGGCAACCTGCGAACCTTCTATGGCTGGAACTCCACGCCCTTCATTTTAGGAGAGCTTGAGGGCGAAGTTGGTTACACGCCAGCAAAGCTAACCCCAGCGGCAGCACCAGAGCCGCCGCCCATTCGGTACGCGCCCAACTACAAAGTAAGCGTCGGCTAGAGCTTAATCCGTTTACACATTCCGACCTTCCATCCTGCCCCATGCCCGGTCAACCAGCCGGCACGGGGCAGAACTTATTTCTGCCTGCCCGACTTCTGAAAGAGATTCCATTTGCCCACTGAAACAGCAACACTGACCGACGCACGTATAAGCCCCAACAGGCTATGCTACGTTGCGCCCAAACCGTATGAACCAATGCCTGTCATCATCAGCGTAACCAGCTCACCGACGTTGCTCTCGTACTCCTTGACTGGCCCTGCCGTGGACGCGCATCGCTATTGCAAGGCATGCACCGTCGGCCCCGATGACGGCCTGCTAGAGGCAGTCGCAACAGCATTGGGTTTCCTCACCCCACGTCGCGCTGCTCACCTGCTCAAGATCCAACGGAACTATCGAGCAGCCCTCAAGCTGTATGAGAACCCTACGTTCCTTCCTGGTACTCGTCCCGACCCCAAAGACTTGCCGATCTCGATACGGACCAGTAGCCAGCGACTCGCAGATGCCGGTCTTGCTCTCTGTGAGATGACCTTCAACGATGTACCCGAGGGTCTCGCTACACGACTCTGGATGGAGCTAAACCGATTCGATGTGACGTGGGTCCTTCTGCCGATTGATGCCGCCGAACTTGTCACGCTCCAGCGCTGGGGGAGCATCCACTTTCGACCGGGCGAGGCATTTAAACGAGGAGAAGAGACTCGACGATATTTTCGGGAGGCTCAGGCTACCTTCGAAAGACCAGACCAAGAGGACTCGCACCCTGTGCCGCCGGCCGATCTGGACGAATCATCGGACGTTTGACACATTTTGGCCCAGGGGTGCGCGTGAGGCAGGGGGTATCAAGGTTCCGGGAGATGAACCGGGTTGACGACCAACTGACAAATAAAATTTCGATGTCCCCGTAACGAAAAATTTGACCTTGTTGGTCCCATCACCCTTGCATAGTGTGCAGGTGATGATTCTGTGTCTGAGCTTTGGGGTGAGTTTGGACGCAATATCAATGCGTTTAGGTGAGTTTAAGCCCTATTTGCAAGCAATTCAATAGAAATCTGCAGGCGTAGCGATCAACCCTTTTTGCATACTGTGCAATCTGGCTGATGGCCCCTGCCCTGAAAGCAGGCACATAATCGCAGTTAAAATCGGAGTCATCAGCGTAGATCTTTTGGCCAACACGGCCTCATTCTCCGCTGGCATGACAAAAATGGGTCAGTTGTCCGCAACAACGGGCAAAAATATCGAGCGTTCATTTAAACTGGTAGGAACAGCGGCTGCAGGCATGGCAGCAACCATCGTTGCCTCCCTGACCACAGCCATAGCAAAAGGTGAAGATTTTGCGTTCACCGTCTCCAAAATGGCGCAGCAGACAGGCACCACGACTGAAATGTTCTCTAAACTTGCATACTCTGCAAAGCAAGTTGGAATCCCTCTCGATACTCTAAAAGGATCTCTCGAAAGGCTTGCACGGACCTCGGGGGCAGCACAGAGTGGTAACAAGGAAGCAATCGCGGCATACGGTGCACTCGGGATCTCTGTCAAAGACCTGAACGGCCCCCTAAAAAACAGTGGGGACTTGCTGGTTGCCTCTGCAAAGAGCCTCAACCAGTTCGGTGACAGCGCCAACAAGACAGCTTTGACCCAGAAAATCCTCGGTAGAAGTGGGGCAGAACTCGCCCCTCTGCTCTCACAACTTGCAACCGGCTTCGATACTGCCTCTGCCAAAGCCACTCTGTTCGGCGTGGTCATCGGGGATAAAACTGCAGCACAGGCAGTGAAGCTTCATCAGTCGATGACTGAGCTTGAGTCAATTGCCTTGGGTTTCTCTCTACGTCTGCTGTCTGGTGTTTCACCTGCCCTGCAGGATGTTTCAGCCAAGCTGGTGAAAGTGGCAACGAGTGCTGATGGGATGCAGACTGTAAGCGCCATTGCCTCAAACGTGGCTACTGTCATCAGGGATCTTGGGGATGCCTTTTTCTTCCTCAGTCAACACACCACGGCAGTCAAGGTCGCCTTTGAAGGCATTTCCGCACTTCAAATTGGTTCCATATTAGTACCGCTCGTTGCAGGTGCCGCCAAGGCGGGAACAGGGCTAGACACCGTCGGCCTCGCTGCAGTGAAGATGATCGGAAGGCTATCGGGAGTATCGCAGGTATTGCCCCTAATAAGTTCGGTGACGAGTGCGGTTCAAGTGCAAGCCTTCATGTTCCGCACGTTGGCACAGGAGGAAGGGACAGCAGTAGCTGCTACCTATGCACTCAGCACGGCCTGGAAGAGCCTCACGGCCTCAATGCTGGCTAATCCTGGCATAGTTGCCCTCGGGTTGCTCACAGCAGGCGCGTATGTCTTTCAGAAGGCACTCACGGACGATGTAGCTGCCTCTGCCAAACTGAGCGATGCTGCCGTTACCTTTGCTGACTACTGGAAAGCTGCAATCGACCAAACTAAAGACCGTATGGAGGAACTGAAGACGATTCTGTTTACGTTCGATGAGTCGAAGCGTAACGCGGCTTTGAGCCAGTGGGGTGAAGATCCCACGTTTGGTGAACGAGTACACATGGAAGCGAACACTCGTCTGGTTGCTGCGAAACCAGCGGCCCCGGTTCCTGTCACTCCGAAGCTCAATGCTCCCCCGATCCCCAAGGAGGCAGCCGAACGTGTGGACATCGTAGCAAAGAAGCTAATGGAATTGCGCGATGCTGCAGCCGCTGCTAGACAGTCTTTGGCCGACGCCGGAAAAGGAGTGGATTTCGAGCGGGCTGACGAAGCTGCGAAGGAGTCGAAGAAGACCATTGATGAACTGAACATTGCGCTAAAGGCAAAGGGCAAGGCGCTTACCGTGGGGCAGAAGGCAGAGATCATTGCTGATACAGCCACTCGGATCAACAGCGAATCCCAAGCGAAGTATCGGAGTGATCTCGTTCAGTCCACCCGCATGATCCTGGCACAGGTTGAAGCTCATCGCATTCTCACGGCTGCTGTAGGGCAGGGGGCGCAGGCTGTTGCACAGGCTCAAGTAGATTCCGAGTCCACTCTTAACAATGCCAACCAGAGTCCCCAGTGGATCAAGAACAACAAAGCTCTCCTCGATCAACAGAAGGCAGCACGCTTGTCTGAGTTGTCGGCTGCTAACACACACACGGATGCATCTGCCCTGGACGGCCTCACACAACAGTTGAGCGTTCAGAAGCTGATCAATGCTGCCATCCTCGCAGGTAGAGACGCGACCAACCAAGCGCGTCTTGCAAGTGAGCAGGCGGCCATCGTCAACGCTTACAACGGACGTGGTGATCACAACGATGCAGCCCGTGATGCCGAACTGGCTGCAAACGAAAAGCTGTTCAATGCGAAGAACAAAGAGGCAGACCTCACCCGCGCTGCTGGCATGGATGCTGCAAGGTTGTACAACGATGAAGCCCAAAGTCTGCAGAATGCCGCCTCGGCTGCTAGGGATGCGGGGCAGGCCATCAATGAGATGCAGTTGAAGGCAGCCAACAAGGCGAACCTTGATCAGTACATCGCCTCTATCGAAAAGGTAAACCTTGCGGTCGGTGGCATGTCTGATGGGTTCTCGGTCTTCTTTGAGCAGATGGCCCGTGGCACAGAATCATCTGCCCAACAGGTTCACGATCTCCTCGGAGGTGCGTTTGAAGGATTGAACGGCACTCTTGAAAAGATCGTCACCACACACACCCGAACGTTTTACGAATTCACCCGTGCGGTCAAGCAAGACTTCGGAGAGATGCTCAAAGGTATCTCCTCCAGCTTGGCTTCTCTAGGTCTGAAGAACCTTGAATCGGGCCTCGCTGGTGGCCTCATGAAGAGCCTCGGCATAGGCAGCAAGGCTGACCCCACCGTAGGAGCTATCAACGGCACCAATCAACGTCTCGACGTTCTGATTGGCCTCGCTGGTGGCAAGTCTGCAACGAGCGCAGTGAGTTCCGCTGTAAGCTCGGCTGCTGGCCTCGGCAAGTCCTCCGGTTCATGGCTTGGTGGGGCAGCAAGCAGCCTCCTCGGGCTCATCCCTGGTGGCGGTTTCCTCTCTGGTCTCGGCTCTCTATTCGGTGGACATCGCGCCCTTGGTGGTGATGTGCAAGCCGGTATGAGCTATGACGTAGGAGAGATGGGTCGAGAGACCTTTACCCCTAGTGTCAATGGCAAGATCACTCCGAATAACAAGCTGGGTACTGGTGGCAACATGATCAGCATCGACGCGAGAGGCTCGAACGATCCTTCGCAGACTGAAGCTGCTATTCACAGGGCAATGAAACAGTATGCCCCTACGATTGCAGCCGGCTCGGTTAAGGCACAGAACGAATCAAGGGCTAGACGTCCGGCTTCCGGAAAATAACAACTAAACAAGAACCTGAATCTGAGATGCAAAACGAAGCGCCTTCCAATCCACCGGAGGGCCTTTTAGTTTGTGTAGTCGATTCGGCGGGTATTCGCGCGTAATCGCGTCAAAAGGCAATAAATGAGCGCACCGACAGGATTCACAACCGTTTCATCCGCTGCTCTACAGGATTCAACAGGAACGTTGATCCAAAGAGCCACAATTTATTTTCAGCCTGTAGACAATAATGGCAACATCCTGTCATTCCGCGCAGGTAGGGCAGGTAAGCTCTCGACCAGTTCAAGCCCAGGTCATCAACGGTGCGTTTAGCTGCATCTTGGCTGATTCAGTCCTGACATACCCAATCAACGTTGGCTATGCAGTTACAGTAATTGCTTACAACACTGGTGATCAATTGCTTGGTCCTGGTTTCGAGTGCTACCAGCCCACGGGGCAGTCGGATAACTTTCACAGCTTTTCTCCAAACCTTCTGCCCAATCTGACGGCGTTACCTGGTCTTCAAGGGATTCAGGGCGTGCCTGGGCAGACTACCTTTCAGCAGCTGGGCTCTACTGTGGGAACGAGCATTGCGAACACACTCAATGCCGGCCGAAATCTGTTTGACAAATCGCGCTTTGTAGATTCACTTGCGCCCCGAACTTTAGACAGCGGGCCACAATGGAGATAATCACCATCAGTGGTTCTGGCATCGTTGAAAGCATCCCTATCAATGGACCCTTCACCTGCAATCAACCGCTGTATGGGCAGGCTGGCTACGGCAGTGTCTTTTTGGACGTGACGCAAACCTATATCCCCAGTTCAATGATCCAGGCGATCACGCCTGCCGGTACAACCATCACCCCTCCGACGGGTGCGGCCTATGTTCACTTGCTTCTCTACGATCAGGGCAACGGGGCTGGAGCTACACCAAATGATCTGAATTCCTTCATGATGGCCGCTGGCACGACCCAGCTTGCTTACGTGGACTTCAACTTCGCCACCACAGACCTGTTGGCCTCTGTGGGCAACAACTCCGTTACGGAAGCCCTCCAGCTTGTCCGCGACTTTGGCATGCAGCAACTCAATCTGTTCAACGTGGATACGGTGCAGGTCGGTGCTCTCAAGTATGGGGTGCTGGATACCACGGTTGGAAACTTCCGTACATCAGCTTTGTTCCCAGTCTTCGGATCAACGCAGATGATAAGCAACACTCAGTTCCCAGGAAGCGGTCCAGCGAACGGCTATGGGGCTGCCTTCTTCGATTTCACTAAGACTTACATTCCCAATTGAGCGCAGAGCAACCTGCCAGCCAACACCGCAATACCCATTCCTGCGGGCGCGTATTATGCGGCGGTGCAGTTTGACTCCGGTACATACGACCCCGCGAGTGTGGTCATTGTGTTGGGCGGCACTTTGCCGTCTGGCTATGTTTCAGCCGGTTATCTCACGAAGTCCGCAGCGCAGGAATTGTTTACCCAGAGCGGCATGAACGGGAAAAAGTGGGGCGTGTTCGGCGACAGCTGCACCGGCAGAGCCAGCCTACTTTCAACTTGGCAGACCGCCGTCACGCAGCGCACCGGGATGACTCAAGTCTTTCAAGACGGCATCTCAGGCCGTGCGTATGGAGTCGCTACGGCTGATCCCAACACCGGAACCGCCGGAGCTATTCACGGAATCTTCTCCCACTATGGCGGCGGTAATGGCAGTGGCGCGTGTGACACCAGCGGTATCAGCAATGCTCAGGAGATTACCTTCGGCTGTACTGCGGGCAATACGCTGGCACAGACGGTTGCCGGACTCGATGTTTTGCTTGTCGTTCTTGGTCCGAATGATGCCGGTGCATTAGCGAGCGGAGCCCTAACGCTTGGCAACTTCGGCGACACGCTAACGAGCGTCACGCAGTATGGATACGTGCAGAACGCATTGACCGTGCTGTCAAGCGCGAATCCTACGATGCGTCTCCTTGTGGTCGGCAACCCATACACAAGCAATGGTGGTCGTGCGGATAACTTGCTCATCGACACTTGCCTTGAGACACAATGTGCTGCCCTCGGCATTCCGTTCTTGAGCATGTACAAAAAGTATGGGTTGAATGAACAGACCCTGACCTCAATGACGCAGGATTCGGTGCATTGGACAATCGCGGCCTACGCCGAACGGTATGGTCCGATGGTCGTTGATTTCATCTTGGCGAATTGCTAGGTGAAGGAACGTGTTCAGACTCAGCTTGTCCTAACGACTGGATCTTCCTGTCATTCTCCAGAACACGCCTCATTTCGATGAGGCTTTCTGTCTGCACAACAAGGGTCACCTATGATTGACACCATCACCCTCAATGAGTAGACGCTCTCCATCGTTGTCCTTCCGACCTGTATCGCCTTGTGTTACGTTATCTTTCACGGGTCAGGCCCAAGCTCATCGTAGGCGCTCATTGGGTATTCAGCGCTGTCAAAGGCGGTATACCTGGACCGGCACCGTCCGATTGAGTCGGCTATGCTGGGCATTCATCGCTTCACATCTTGGCAGGGAACATCAGTACGGCAGTTCAGGCACGGCAAGTGCTGATCGGTATACCTGACCCTCTACCCGCAGGGTCTTCGGTGGAGCACAAAGAGTCCATCATAATTCACCCCACCACAACCTAGAACCGCGATGACAGAGGCCAGCCCATTACGGGCTGGCCTTTTATGCTTCAATTGCATCCAAAACGTGATGGGCCTGATGGAAAGAGTCGCTGACCTTTTGAAGAGCAGGGCCTATCGTGCTTTCTGCATTCATTGCATCGGGAAGGCGCTGGATGTAGACAGGATCGTAACCGTGTACGAAGTGCTGGGGCAGCTAGATTACATGGCCCGTGCGACTGCGATGGGGTTTATGAGAGGGTTTGGCAAATGCAGTGTTTGCGGGAGACAACGGGTCGTGGTTTTCTACAAGCCAAATGATTGTCAAATTCAGAGCTAATGTCGGGCGTGTACGACGCTCCGAGTGCCTCTGCTAGTCGTGTTCGGACGCAGCACCAAGAAGGCTATAAAAAGGGCCACCAAGACGCCGACGAACACGAAGACCATAATCGGAGAACACTTCCGTAAAGGGGTAGATCGAAATTCTTTTGGCAACATGGCCGTTGGATGCATTAACGAGAGCTGGCCGGCGTATTGACTTTGGCGCTGTTCAGCATCTCCGGACCGTTGTTCCTGAAGTTTCCCACCAGTGGGTCAGCAAATGCCATCGGCATATCGTAAGACTCGAACGGTCTCATGAAAGTGCGGGTCACAGCGTTGCTCAATTGAGAAGATCGGAGCTTCGGCCATTCAGGAAGTCCCGTTCAGCAGTCTCGGTTTGGGCTCAGAATGTTTTATACGACTGAGATGTTCAGGTGTGATCCCTAGTAATTGTGCAACCTCTGCCTGACTCAAGACGGACTTAATATCAGCACACTTCCACCCTTGCGACTCAGACCGGGACTCATTCAGATAGGTTAATAGCCGACTCTGGGCAGAATTGGCCATGACTTGTTTCACCAACTCCCTGGTAGTCACCAATTCTCTTGCAAGAGAGCACATCACTTTATGAGCTAGTTGAGCATCTGTCTGGATGACAGACTTAAACAGCTCCGCGTCTATCCGCGTGATGCAGCACGCCGTCAGCGCATGGACTGTGCTTGTGCTTAGGGTTCCGGTGATGACGTGTGCGGCTCCGCCAAGCCAGCCAACCGACCGCAATCCAATCATCGACTCAACACCGTCTTCGGTGGCGTAGGTCATCTTCACAATGCCGCGTCTGATGAGAAAAACGAAAGGCGGGAGAGAATCCTGTTGGTGAAGCATTTCACCTGGTGCTAGCAGGTGTTGAGGTAATGACGATAGAAAACCATCAAGCAGATCGGACTCAATTGGTACAAAGGCGGGGGCATTGCCTAACAAGCTCTTGTCTTGCATTTGTTCTCCTGGACACGAGGCGTGAGGCACGGTTTGCAAATCGTGGGAGAGATCATGTCTTTCAGGCCCATAAGCGAGCGGTGATGAGATTCTACTGGCTATGCGCTCTAAGCGACATATAAAGTTGCTAGTATATGGTATTCCTCAATCGGCGTTAGCCATACTATGGTCTACGTCAAAAGTGGGATTTAGGCACCCCACTCGACTCCCCTACCTTTGAGGTGTAACCTCCGGGTTCATCAACGGTGCAGAGCGTTATCCGTCCCCTGAGACTGGGCTCCGGCCTGTCTCAGGGGCTTCAATTGGTTATCGTTAGCGACACAGTGCTCCCCATCTGATGACCCGCAGCAAGAGTGAACATTCGAAGCGAGTGCGCCGTTCTGCCTTGCTTCCCAATCACCATGTCAAGGTCTTCATCTGCCACGCTGATCACAAACATGATTCGCGGTAATGTCTCGACCTTGATGACAACTTGATTGGGGTGCTTCACCAGCGCACGCACGATCTCAGTCAGCACTTCGTGTAGTTCCGACATGCTCAGTGGCATGAGCACACAGTAGCCCTCAATGCCTGCACTAGCTGATCAAGTTTGCACACTTGGGGTCTTGCGCCTTGGATGTCGCGGGAGGGGCAAGAGACAAATGTGACAGCTCTCTCCCTGATGAAGACCATCTTCATCGCAAGACTTGGCGATTGTAAGAAAGCATTGCGGGCAAATTGACTCCCACGCCCCGGTGCCTCTGTGGCGATGATAAAAAAGGGTGTGGAAGTGTCCATAGGACTATTCCGCTCCGACGCGAACGACTTGGTCGGCTTGAAGACCCTTGTCGCCCAGGATCACGTCGTACTCCACTTTGTCACCTTCCTTCAATGACTTGTAGCCGTCAGTTTGGATGGAACTGTAGTGACAGAAGACATCAGGTTCACCTTCTCTACCGAGAAAACCGAAGCCCTTCGCATTATTGAACCACTTTACTTCGCCCTTGAAGTGCGCCATGTCGAGTCTCCCTCTTAAACTAGATAAGCGGGATATTACCTAGCACTGGAAGGACACGTAGTTCGTTACATGACATAGCAGGAGCAAAAAGTCTTCAGCAAGTCCAGCATTCATAAGACTTACAAAATCGACTCCCAAAGGATGTGCTGAGAAACTATCCGTCATTTACCGCACCAAGGTGCATGACAATCTAATTCCAATCGATGCAAGGATCTTTAACCCATTTCTGCTAATAACTTAGGATCAGTAGGCGTCTGTTGGAGCGCTTCCTCGCCAGAATTCTCTCGGGCAACTCTGTTACGGTGAATAGTATCTCCATACCTGACGAGCTACGACGAGCTTGTCTCCCGAAACCGTTTGCAGAGGCTGGCCCCGTGAAAGCGGGGCCGATTTTTGTACCTATACCTCGTTACATTCCCCACACGTGTTGCGGTGTTCTACGAACGCCCTCCACAGAGGGTTCCGCTGAAGTAGGGGATGGTCGGGACGGTCAAAACCCCTCGCCACAGCCAACTCGTACGCACCTGGGCTTACCTCTGCCATCTGACGGAGGATTCCGATACCGACCGGGCAAGCTGGATATTCCTCAATGCTCTTCCATTGAGTCAGGAACTGTAGATCTCGCTGCTGCGTCTCGGTTCGCTCGCTGTCCTGAGCCTCGGCTTCCGCTGTGATGATAGTCCGCTCATCCATAGATCTTGACCTCATGTGTTTGACCGGGTAAACCATCCGAAGCTGAGCCTAATGATGGGAAGTCACCCAGCGGTACGCTGGCGGGGTACTTGGATTGGCGTCGTCGATCTGAAGAATCTCATTGAAAACCGTCGAGTCGTCATACACAATGGCAAGGCCAAGGACGTCGAAACGTGCGAAGAACTCATCCCAAGTCATCTCCTTTGCGAACGCTGTCTCTTCCACGGTCATTTTGTGTAGAAGGCACATGCACGCAGGCTCCGCGTCGATCCTATTAGGTTCAATGTTTGCGGGCACCATCCCATGGGTCTTCGCCCATCTTGTTATTTCTGCGTGATCCTTGGTGGGTCCTTTGATCGCCATCCGCAGTCGGATGTGAATGAGACTAAAAAGGTTAGTCGCTCGTTCCGGCCTCAAGTCTTTCGGCCTTAGCCTGCACGCTAAGGACACCGTGATTCAAGCGCACTACTTTTCTCGCCTCGGGACGGCCAGTGCTTCCGGTTTCGATCTCGAAATCAACTGTGTCACCCTCGTCAAGGGTCTTGAAGCCATCGAGCATGATCGCACTGTAGTGAACGAATACGTCTGGGCCAGTCTCAGGGGTTATAAACCCAAATCCTTTTCCGTTATTGAACCAAGCTACCTTGCCAGTCTGTCGTGCCATTGGTTGAGCCGTCCTTTGTCTTTTGAAATCGGTATGAATGTTTGGATGCGTCATGGCCCCAATGCAACGGCGCATCACTTCAGCTTTCTGTACTGCTCCTCCGTCAGGTTCAGCCACACCGACCCCCGCCCTTGCTTCAGCGCATACTCCATGATTTGTGTTCCCTCGGAGGTGCGTACAGCGCCACCCTTCTCGGCCATCTCTTCAATCTTGCTCGGGTCTTGAAAGGTGAGCCGTCGCCGGAGTGGGGTCTTGAGGTCCTCCTCTAGGAATTGGCAATGCCAGCCCTTGGCCGTTGACATGAAGTGCATGTAGATGCGTCGCTTGGGTCCGCAACGACTGCAATAACGTTCTCTGGCGGGTGGGGGTGGCAGAGGCACCTTGCAGTTACAACAAATCTTGCCTGCTTCCCGCTGCCGCGTGGTCGATGCTCTCTCCCCACCCATGAAAAGAGTCTACGCGAAGAAAAGGAGAAGATGGTGTGGAAGTTCTGCACAGGACGGGGCTGCCGCTCAGTGAAAATCTCGTTGTTGCCGAAAACCCGACTTTCAGGGTGACTCGAACGTTTGCACACTTTATCAATCCGAGCAGTTCCGAGTCGTTATGATCGTGGGGTGCCTAAAAGCTCCGCAAGAGTTCTCATCGCAGGGTTGATCCTTGGAAGCGTTCCAGGCTTGTATCCATCACGATTGCATCTTCTCGCCGATACTTCTCTCCTCGTTGGGGTGCTACTCATCGTCTTCGCCTCGTTGCGAGGTGGGTTGAATCAACCGAAAAGAGCATTGATTCTTATCGGCTATTGCAATCTAGCTTTCTGGCTCTCCTACGTCGTGTGGATGCTTCGACTAAAGATGGTGGGGCCTTCACTTGACATTGGGATCGACCCTTTCGCCGGAGTGCTTGCAGAGTGGTTTGTGCTGTTAGTCCTCGGCTCAGCCTATGAAGTGATTGTCTTTACACGGGGGATCTTCTCTCAACAGCAAAGACGCATCGCACTGGTGGGAATGGGAGTCTTGCTTATCCAGATCCTCACATCCATTCAGGTCTCTTATCGCCTTTTGCAGGGGGTCTAGACCGGACCTCCCGCAAAACGACGTTGTCGGCAACTCTAAATGTGCGAGCGGCCCAAAACGGCGTGATTGCCGAAAACAATGGCGGTCTCAACCGGTCGATGCAACACTGGCTTGGAGTTTACTAGCCGGAGTGTCGAAGTCCAAAGTTTTCCTTGGGCGTTGATTGAGGCGCAGAGCTACCTTGTTGAGGTCTGCCTGAGAGTAGCCGGATAGGTCAGTCTTTCTGGGAAAATACTGTCGCAGAAGCCCGTTGGTGTTCTCGTTGGTACCGCGCTGCCATGGGCTTTGCGGATCACAGAAGTAGACGTCCACCTTCGTGGCCACCGTGAAGCTTTTGTGTTTTGCCATCTCAAGGCCGCGGTCCCAAGTCAGCGAACGCCTCAAAGATGCGGGCAGTTTACGAACCTGCCGACTTAGCGCGGCGACGACAGTCGCTGTGTCTTTGCTTGGCACTTTCACTAGGATGGTGAAGCGGGAATGCCGTTCTACGAGGGTTGCGATGTGACTGTTGCCGGACCCGCTGAGCAGGTCTCCCTCCCAATGACCAGGGATGGCGCGGTCGTTAATCTCTGCGGGTCGTTCGCTGATGGAGATGGCATCGACGATCTGACCGCGGGACTGTCCAGCAGCCTTAGCATGCACCGATCGTCGGATCTGCCGCTTGGACCGCAGGTGCTGCACCAGCTCCTTTTTCAGCACTCCGCGAGCCTGGATGAATAAGCTTCGATAGATCGTCTCGTGGGACACGCGCATGCTCTCGTTGTTGGGATATCGTCTCTTCAACCAGCCGGAGATTTGCTCCGGCGACCAGTCTCGGATCAGTTTACCGGCCACGACCAAGCGCAGCTTCCTGTGCCTGGCAAGTCGACAGGCCTTAGGCCGCAGTGCCGATCTCCAGGCCCGCTGATCAGCCTCACTCGCTCTATAGACTGAGCGGCCACCGTTCCGGACTACCTCCCGGCTCACCGTAGATGCTGGACGTTCCAGACCCTTAGCTATCTCGCGGATCGACGAACCGGAGGCAAGACCTCGCGAGATCTCTTCTCGTTCGACCAGCGTGAGCGCTCGCTGCGACCGCTCACGAACTGCAGGTGCGATCCCACCGTGCTTCGAGAGCATGAACTGAATCGAACCATGATCCTTGTTGAAGGCTCGACCAATCTCTTTGAGAGACTCGCCCAACTTCCAACGCCTCCAGATGTCAGCCTTATGCTCAGCAGAAAGCCCAAACCGTCTTCCTTCTCTCATTCACACCACCTCGAAGAGAAATCATTTCTATCAGATGGTGTTGCATCGACCGGTTGAGACCGACCGACTTTGCGGGACGTTACGGCTTAGTCACTGCTCCCAGCTAGGCCGGCAATCCTTCCGCAGCGCGGAGGCTCCTGTAGAACCGCATAGCGTAGGGATTGTCCCGGGGGATGTCGCGCTCAAGGCGCGGCCAGTGTTCGCCTACTCCAATCGTCCGCAGTAGCTTGGCATATTCGCGCATTTCGCGAGGGATTTTGCCCAACGCCAACATGGTCGAGATACGTGCCCGCAAGCGAGACTTCTGCGTTTCATCCCGAGGGCATCGGCGCAACGCTCGGGCTGTATTGGATTTGAGTTTCGGGCCGAATGGGAAGAGCGCATCTTCTTCAACAAAATCGACTCCCAACTGTATGCAGGCCACATCCCGGCTTCGATCCCTCGAATAACCTCAGACATGATCGGGTAAATCCAGTGAACTTCGCCCTGTTGCGCTCTGAAGGGATCGAGCGAACTGCATTGTTCGATATGAAGAGTCGCACAATATTCGCGATACCGCCTCTGAACCGAATCTACGGACCAGTTGTCCTTTCCGTTGTAATCCTTGATGTTCCCCAGTAAGTCTGAGCGGTTCATGGAAAGAGTCTAGCGGACTTCATTCCCGGTCTGCCTTGAAAACGGCGTTTTCGGAAAGAACATTCGGCGCAAAGCACTCCCCCCCACCCCCAAGGATACTGACCCCACCCTCACGGCTACGGGTGCTGGAGAGCGCAACCTCGGAGCAGAGGCGGGGGTATCCAGATGACCTGGGCTAGGTCTCTCTATCCACCTGCAGCTGCCGTTTAGCTAGTTCCGAGGGACGTGGCGAACGGGGCACCTCCTTCGTTTCCCGTAGGACTGTGGGTTCTTTCCAATCGGGGAGAGGAATGCCTTGCAGGAGGTCTGACGGCGTCATATCGAGGACCGAAGCGATTCTCAGCAAACTTGCAAAGCTAATCCCACCGCCCCGTTCGTATCTGCGCCACTGGCTGTCATGGATGCCGTAGTCGATTATCAACTTCTTGTTTGATATGCCGCGCTGCTTTCGAGCGGCCTTTATGCGCTCGCCTAAAGTCTTCGTATAGCTTTTGAGTTGCTCGTCCATAGTTGTCTCAAATCCTAAATTCAATCGGGGAGAGTGATTGGCCTAAAGGAACTACAGCATCCATTATGCTGATTCACCAAGCCACGTTATCGTGCATCAAACCAGCCAATTCACATCAACGAGGAGACTCTGATCATGAAAAAGCTACTTTTCTGGACTACCGTTCTGTCAGGAACTGCTGCCGCCTACTTACTTTACAAGCGCGGTGTGCCAGTCGGAACCATTGCCTCAGACGTTCTCACTCACCCGATAGGAACGTTGGTACACGAACTGGGGGCGGGCGGCGCAGCGAGGTAAGCTAGCTGCCCCACCAGCAACCGCATGAACGAGCCAAGGTAGCAGTTTCGTCCATTTTCACCGGCTACGAAGAGGGAATCGACGGCTACCCGACACCCGAACGGCTACCGAGGGGTTACCAGTGACTATCTAATTCCAGATTGCGCAACCTCACGGCATCGCGGAGGCGCTCGGGGTATTGGGCAAACGCGAACACCGCCCTGCTTTCCTAAACGCTACGTTTGAAAAATCGGCGCGGTCTATTGTTGCTAAGCTCTCATTCTTGAAGGCGGCCGCCAGAGACGGAATCAAATTGGGGACGCCGGCCTTGGCTCCCACCCAAGTCCGAGCCTGAACCGCCAAGAGATTTGAAGGGGTCTTCGATGTCGGGATGTCACGGGCCAGGTTTTAAACCTTCACTGAAGGAGTGAGGGCTGCCCACAAGGCTGAGACACTCTTCGACGCAGCAGCCGTTTGCAATGAAAAGCGAGATTTGCGAGAGGTGGGGTCTTGATGCCGGGCCGGGAGGCGTCAGTAAAGTCCCGTAAAGCTGAAGAAACTGAGCGTCCGTTACCTGCGTGAGCGGATCCGAAGACACGTATCTAGTATCAGGCCAGAAGGTTTGTACATCGGATGCCTAAGGGCACAGTTTGGGCAGCAACCCGTCCACCATCTCCGCCACCAGCAGGAGGGGAGTTGTACATCTCACTTAGCAGACCGCTTCTGCTGAGCCAATGGCTCCAGTCACGAACCCTGGATGAGTGCCCCTATCCAGCTAGAGTTCCGCTGGATAGGTCATCAAGGTTAAATCGTAACGCGGTCAAACAACAGGCTTAGGCGCCTACTCTTGGTCGCCTTTCGCGTTAGCCGCGTTGCAGGATTAGGAAGGAATGACGGATAACAGATGCGCGTGAATGATGAATCTCAGAGGCGCCTCACCTATAAAGTTGAATGGGTAGCAGGTGATGAGAGTCAGCTCAGGACGCTGGCGTACATCTAGGACTTCAATCTGGCTCGGTTTCACGATCTCGGTTGAATCAACCGAGTAGTGATAAGTGCCAGTGGCGTCGCTAAGTTCTATTCCCATCCCCACCTTGATGCCTCGGAGCGAACGGAAATATGTGTCTCGATGTCCGGCGATTCCGACAGTACCTAAGCCTCCAGGCATTGCGGTTCCGGGTATGTGTCCAACACCTTTCAGCAAATCGGCGGCTTCATAGTTATCCATCAGAGCGACTGACAATTTGAGCTGTGGGATCTCGATACGTCCAAGGATCGAACCTTCTGTCGATCCTCCCGTGTTCGGGTTTACATTTACCTTGTTTGTGTCACGCTCCTGCTCGCAGGCAATGATCGTCTTACTCGCCGCATCGGCTTGTATCGAGGTGATGTAGACAATCAAAAAGATGACAAGGCAGCTAGTCGCAACTCCGTAAAGGCAATTGCGTACTAGCTTCCGAATAGCCGAGACGGTTTCACGCATCCTAAGAACCGGCGCTTCCGCGTTTGTTAGACGAAAACTGTAACGATAGTGCACCAACGATGGAAAGTGCACCGAGAAGCCATACAAGCGGCAACTGACTTCCTGTATGTGGGAGCGTTCTGATTGTGGCCAGATGTTTTACTGGTCTCAACGCTGGAGGAGTGGGTGAAGCCGCAGGCTGGGCAGGCAAGTGCAATTGCGCGACTTGTGCAACACCCAAGTTCGGCGTGGTGACCTGTGTTGAAGGCGGTTCGTATCGTTGCGCTAGAATTGCTGGTGTTTGATCCTCTGGACCTGTCTTTGTAAAGGAGAGCGTCCACAAGTCAACCACGCGTATCTGATCCGCTGTCAGTCGGTCGGTATGAACGATGTTTGCGCTAGCGTAATCTACGGCGACGATATGAGATTTATTCTTCTGCGCTAGTTTCGCTGCATCGGCCTTCGGATACACAAACTCGACGACTGGGCCATTCTCGAAAGACACTTCTCGGATAGCGTGATTTCCGTCGATTCCTTTCTCCCAATCTACAACCCCTGCGGGGTGAGGAGAGCCGACAACTCCTAGGAAGAGCTGGTGCTCTGTACTGTTGGGATATTCAACCCTGACTATGTATCTGTCATCTAGGGAATCCACGATGCTTATCTTGTAGAGCCCAGGCTTCAAGACTCGACTGGGAATATCGGTATTTTCAGTGAGGTTTATGGCTGACGACTGTCCGCTCATCAATGAGGAAATAGCGCAGAGAACTGCAATAGATAGGTTTACGGGAGAGAAAAGCGTTGTGATCATAAAACCTCTTGAGGGTCGAAGGATCACCGTGGGATGAGGACGAAGGAGCAAAAAGATGCCAAGTTCACAAAAATGAGACACATTCGATTTCAGCAAATCAAAGTCGAGGAGATGTCCTCAGGCGTCAATTGGGCAGTGATCGAATTGTAGTTTGATACCCGCTAAGAATCCGTAGTGTCCGGTGAGTCACGAAATCCCCCGTAGTGCCTAAACGTTTACGGCGCGTCTTGTCTGCAGGTCGAACACAGGCTCTCTGGCAGCCCCGTACAAGAGATATTTGCAGTCCTTCAAGATAGTTCCCTTAAACTCAACCTCTCCTCCGCTGTAGCCCAACATGCAGCGAGTGAAAGTGCAATCGACGAATCTCTTTCCGTCGATGTGAATTGAAACTCTCGTAAAGCTCTGGCCGGTAATGGTTTCCACAGCTCTCCACAGGACGCGCATGAGGGCAGACTCAGTGGGTCTCGATACCGCGTCCAGAACCTGAAAGTAACTTTAGTAACTTACGGTGTCAAGCTTTAGCTCTTACGTGACACCAAATCAACAATGGCGCCCGTAACGCGTTTAGGCTGAAAGCCGCCTCGGCTCAGCCGGTTAAATCTATGCACCAAGTCATGGATACGGTGTTTGCCAGACCGGATCTCCACGTCCAGTAGGACTGATCGGTTACCCTCACCAGTCTCATAGATTTCACAGGCTTGTACTACTGCCACCCCGCCAAAGCAGTTTACAAGATCCCCGTTGCTGGGTAGATCGGTAATTCCTGCGCGGTCTAAAGTAATCTCTTCCACCCCATGGGAACATCTAGCTCTAAGGAGCCTCTGCGCAGGCGGCCGATTTGACGATGTCGGTGTGTGACTTGAGTCGGCGGCCAAGTTTTTCTGCGGTTGGGCCGTGCTTTGCTTGTTCTGGCTGGGGTTTGTGCGGAGTCGAAGACTCATAGCCCGTCTCCCGGCGCTAGGCGGCGGTTCCCGCCAGGTGCTTGCGGTGGAGGTAGAGGTTGATGAGGGCGAAGTTGGCGCATAGCCGGTGATGGTTCTTGGCGATGCCTCTGTAGCGTACCTTGTCGAAGCCGAAGACGCGCTTCAGGATACGGAAGACGTGTTCTACTTTCGCTCTTACTTTTGATTTCGTCGTATTCTTCTTCTTTGCCGCTTCATCGACATAGTTCTTGAACCTGGTTCGCTTGCAGGTCATGTCCTGGGCCTTGGGCGCGGCCTGCCGGATGGCCTTGGTCTGGCCTTGATAGCCGCCGTCGCCCCACACCTTGCGCTCCTCCCCATGTAGCAGATCCGGCAGCATGTGTACGTCGGAGACGTTGGCCGCCGACGTTGCCACTGAGTGCACGTGACCTTCTTTTGCATCAACGCCGATGTGCGCCTTCAGTCCGAAGTACCACTGCTTGCCCTTACGAGTCTGACGCATCGCCGGATCACGCTCTTTCTTCTCGTTCTTGGTCGAAGAAGGCGCATGAATAATGGTCGCATCCACGATCGTGCCGGTCTCGATGCGGATGCCCCTGGCCGCCAGATGCAGGTTCACCGCGTCGAGCATGGCACCGCCAAGGTCATGCTTTTCGAGCAGGTGGCGGAAGCGCAGCACTGTCGTTTCATCCGGTGCCGGAGCCACGCCCAGGTCAACACCAGCGAACCGCCGCAGCGTGAAGGACTCATAAAACGCCTCTTCGACGCCGGGGTCGGACAAGTTGAACCACTGTTGCATAAAGTACGTCCGAAGCATGATCGCAAGCCCGACAGGACGACGGCCGTTGCCGGCCTTCGGGTAGTGCGGTTCGACCAGAGCCTGTAACTCGGGCCACGGAACAACCACTTCCATCTCATCCAAAAACAGCTCCCGCCGAGACTTCCGCCCATACTTCTCAAAGATCGACTGGGACGCAAACGTCTGCTGCTTCATCGCCATCCACCCCTAACCATCAGATTAATCCATCAGGCCGCGGACGCAGAACTTGTGCAGAGTTTCCCTAATCGTTGTCAGCACTTCTATAAGACGATTTCCAGCGACATTTGGATGGATTACGACCAATCCAAACACCCCGTAGCCCCCACCCGGCCGCCTGCCCAAAGTACACCGACTGTCCCTGCCTACCGCAACACTTATTCACGGAGCATGCCGCTCTTCTTTAGCGGCCAGCAGAGATGGATGAGGCCGCCTAACGGCTAACTTTGCTCGCAGTCTTCGCCCGCGCGTCATGGAACGGAATCACGTTACTCGGAATGAACTGTTCTTTAGGTTCGGCCTGCTTGGGCTTGCTGATCCTCGCCCCTAACGCGAAGAGGGATGAGCCGACTGCACCCAGCATCAGCAAAGCAAATGTGACGATCTTCAAGGATTGGAACGTGGGGCCTATCATGCGAATACTGTCGCAAGTTCAATCAACGAGTCGCAATAACACGTTCTGGGGATAAAGATGCGGTAGCTTTGGCCTCGACCAGTCAGGCATTGGTCTGTCTGGGGAGGGCTTGGAATTCGACCTAACGTCAGGATCAATCATTCCTTCGCTGACCATCATCGAAAGAATTCAGCTTTTCTGGAATCCCCCCCCTATTGGAGGGACAGCTCTTCGTCGAACACCTCGATTGGATCGATGCGTGTCTCAGTCTCGGCATGAGATGCTACTCCGCCGGTAGTCATCATCATTGAAAGTAGATAGCAGAGCACCCATATTCCGCTGATTGAGTAGACGAGCAGCTTCAGTGTTTCCCAGAACATCCAGGTCATCTCACCACGTTACGGGCAATCTAGACGAATGGGTATCACCCATAGGTGACAGTCACATTTTGCTAAGGTGACGAGTGGTCAAAGTCTTGCTTGATATGCGATTTCTCAAAATCAACCGAGCGGCAACCCGATGCAGCCTAAATAGTAAGCCCTTGACTGTCAGGCACAGAGTTGGGCAGGGAATTGAACGGGGAGTACTGCGTGATCATTCTAGTAATGCAGATTGATGATGGCGGAGCGTCTTCCCAACACCCTCATTACGCAATCCCTCACGATCAGGCTCACCATGGATTGACCTAACACGCGTAGACCGCGAACCTGAGATCGTTTCAGCAGCATCCGAAAGCGAACTTTGCACAACGTTGCGACCAACCAGCAGGGCTGACCAAGAATCCAAAAACAAATGCCCGTCCCTAAAAGGCCGTGTTCAGGGGAATTTGGACCTGAAATTCAGCAGCTCTTACATGCCGACATCGACCGCGCTCGTTGGCGAGTACACCCATGCTCCGTCTGTGGCCAGATGGTCGAGGCCGAATTGAAGTTCGCGACATGGTCACCCCTCAAGCATTGGCCTTCAATCAACTACTCAGCCGTGCGCGATCAATCGAGGCGTCACGATACGCGAGGGCGGGCCGCGCTCTCACGATATTCGAGCGATTAGGCAGACTGTTCCCGCCGTCCCACTATGTGGTGATTTATGTGCGGGCTATGCTGAAATAATGCCGTCCGTTTTCTCACTTCGGGTACGAGAGGACGACGCCTCGGCTTTTCACGAGAGGTGGATACTTGCGTTGATTGCAATAAACCGCGGAAAGTGACACGCTATCGCCGTCCCGCGTCACAACCGGCCCTTGTCTAACCGCAGTCCGATTTCTATCCCGGTGGGGCTTTGTAGCGTGCCTGTGTCAGCAAAGATCGGACCGTGATTGCACAAGCTACTGAATGGATCAAGCGCTAAGAGATTGTGCAGCTTCACGTCGGCCTGGAAGAGCTCCAAGGTCTTGCGGATACGCGACAGCGGGTAGCGCCTCGAAAGCTGGACGGGCTAATAGGTAGCCTTGCATCAGACGGATGCCGCAAGAGCGAAGCGCCCGCAGCTCCTCAACAGTCTCGACCCCTTCGGCGATGCAAGTCACTCCGAGTTCCCGGCAAAGCTCGGCAGTAGAACGGACGATGGCTAAGGCCGTGGGCCGCGCGTGAAGATTGCGGGTGAGGTCCATGTCTAGTTTAAGAATGTCGGGCGTAAGGTCCGCTAAAAGATTGAGACCCGAATAGCCCGAGCCGAAGTCATCGATAGCCATTTGAAATCCGTGGCGACGATATTCCTGGGCAATTTTCAAGACGTGGTTTCGGTCTTTGATTTCTTCCATCTCGGTGATCTCAAAGATGAGTAGATCGAGTGGGAAGTCTAGCTTTCGTGCCGTCTCCAAGGTTAGCCGGATGCAAGCAGCGGGATTGTAGACCGCCCCAGGCATGAAGTTGATGGATAACTTTGCCCCAGTGTCTTTCAAGCCAAGGCGGGCTGCGAGAGTAATGGCAGCGACACGGCAACTTTGGTCAAAGGCGTATCGATTGTCTTCGGTCAGCTGTGCCATGACCACGCCCGCCGGTTCGTTGTTCAAACCCCGGACAAGGGCCTCGTAGGCATAAACGCGGGACTCCAGCACATCGACAATGGGTTGGAACGCCATTGTCATCGGGAAAGGCTGACTAACTCCGTCTTTGCAGGCGGAGCACTTGGGTTCAATTAGCTCGGGGCCGCTCATCCACGAAAGAATAAAGCCCAAACTCTTCGGAAACTGTCGCCTTAACGACATACTGAAGCTGAAGTTGTATGGAAGTCACATCGGTGCAAGGCAGCCCTAACCCATTTGTAACTTATCGACTCTTGTTGAAACGGCCCTCAATCTAATGAGATTGTTCATCTTTAGGGATGGCGGACAAAACGTTGAAGGTGGCCGGCATCCCTTGATTCCCAACGGGAGCACAAAGTCTATGCGGACCTCGCCGTAGTCAATTCATGCCGGTTGGAGTGTTCGCTTTATCGCCAAGACAAGAGATTAGAGCAATGCGACAAGTCTCTCTTCCCAAACGCTAACGGAGGCGTTAGCGTGGTGTTCCGCCGTGATCTGCATTGCGGGTTGTCTTTGCCACAGGAACCGGAACGTCATGATCCAAGAGCTATTCGTCTTCGAAAGCACTCGTGCGAGGCAGTGCGCTGCTCCCATGCTCCGTGAACGTGAAGAGTACCTTGACTATATGGCCCGGCAGGGCGTCGGACGGTCGCGCTTACGGTCTATGGCTGCCATGCTTCTCAACATAGTTAGGTTTCTCGAACTCGAAAGCTCGCGGGCCGTGAGTATCGAAGAGTTGCAGCGGGGGACCGAACGTTGGCTGACCGAACCCGGTCCCAGAACCGCCCGCAGACCAACCAAAGTCTCGGGAATGAGATTTCTTCTAACGGCTAAGAATTGGTTGCGTTTTCATAACCAACTAACCATCGAAGCCCTGGACCCGGGGCCGACCGAAATCATAGTCCGTGGATTCGCCCACTATCTCTCCGTGGTGCGAGGCTTGGCCCCGGAGACGACGCGCATCTACCGGACGCGGGTGTCACATTTCTTGGAGTGGGCTCTCGACCGTCGGGCTTCGCTATCGGTCATCTCACTGTCCGACGTTGACGACTTCATCCTAATGAAGCGCGCGAGTGGATATCTGCCCCGGTCAATCGTTTCGTTTTGCGGAGCCATTCGAATGTTCTTCCGATACGCCGAAGAGCGGGGCTGGAACAACTCGCACATTCCGCTAAACCTGCGGGGGCCGCATATCCCGAGGTATCTTTCCGCGCCGAAGGGCCCTACTTGGAAAGACGTTCGAAGGCTTATCAACAACAAAACTGAGACCCCGGTGGAGTTGAGAGCGACCGCGATACTCTATCTGTGTTCGATCTATGGGCTGCGGAGCAGTGAGGTCGTGGGCCTCAGATTATCGGATTTCAATTGGGTAAGCGAAACGTTTGTCGTACACCGGGCCAAGCGGGGTAGAGTTCAGCAATTTCCGATCCAATTCGAGGTGGGAGAGGCGATTCTTGGCTATCTTCAACGTGGGCGTCCTCAATGTGTCTGTAGGAACGTCTTCGTTACCCTGCGGCCCCCATATCGGACGGTGAGGGCTACGACCTTGTGGGGCATTGCGGCTGACCGCATGAAGAAACTTGGTATCACCTCCGAGAATTACGGTGGCCACGCGCTTCGGCACTCTTGCGCCACCGAGCTTCTACGGAGGGGCTCATCGCTGAAAGACATCGCGGATTTTCTTGGCCACCGGGACATGCGGTCTGTGTCCATCTATGCGAAATATGATCTCAAGTCGCTTCGGCAAGTAGCATCCTTCAGTCTGGCGGGGGTCAAATGACGGTTGCCGAGGCCGTTGAAAAGTACATCTCACGTAGACATGCGGAGGGGATTGTCTTTGAACGGGGAGGCTCGATGCTCCTGCAACTATGCCAGTATCTTGGACCCGTGGCGCTCGCTGCGGTCACGGCAAAGGACGTGCTTGGGTTTCTGGATGGGCAATCAATCGGGTCGAGAACGTGGCGATTGAAGCATCAGATGCTGAGCCGCTTCTTTGAATTTTGGTCCGCTCGCGCGGTGTTGCCCGGCCTCCGGATGCCCCCTCAAAGACCGGAGGTGAGGCAGACTTTCGAGCCCTACATTTACTCCCGAGCCGAAATCCAAAGCCTGTTGCGCGCGGCGCGCACGGACCATCACCCTACTAGGTTGGTTGATCCTCAAACTTTGAGGACCTTTATCCTCTTCCTCTATGGCACCGGGGCGCTAACCGGCGAGATTTTGGGGGTCAAAGACGCAGACGTAGATCTCGAAACCGGAATGCTCACGATTGTGAGCGCGCGATGGAATCGAAGTCGCAGCATTCCCTTATCGCGTGACCTATGCGAAGTCCTGCAGAAGTACAGAAATTGGAGGGCAAGGAAGAGACTGTTCGACCCGCACTTTCTCGTTACTAAGAATGACAAACCCCTGAGTAAGAAATCGGTGGTAGTCTGCTTTGCGCGGCTACGGCGTATCGCGGGGGTTTGCCGGCGGGACGGTAGCGCCCTGGAACCGAGACTTAATGACCTCAAATTCACCTTTGCGGTTCATCGGATCACGTCCTGGATTCGAAATGGCGCTAACCTTAGCCGGATGCTCCCTGCACTGGCCGCATACATGGGGCAAGTAGACCTGGGGGCGACTGAGCGTTACCTCTCCATGACTCCTGAACGCTTCCGCAAAGAGCTGAACAGACTAAGCCCTCGAAAAGGCAAGGCGCATTGGCGGGACAAGCCCGAGCTAATGAAATTTGTCTCCTCTCTTTAGCCCCTATTCCCGTAGACTGCCCATCATGGTAGACATTGAACGAACAGGAGCGGCGCTTTCGGAAATAATCAAGCTCATGGTGGGCCGACCCAATGAGGTGGTGCTTTCCATCGCCACCACGGAGCTGGGCAAGGTTGTTTATCGCGTCACCGTTGCAACGGACGACGTGGGAAGCATCATCGGTAAGAATGGGCGAACGGCTACTTCGCTCCGCAACGTCTTGCACGTAATCGCCCTGCGGACCGACCTAAAAATTAGCTTAGAAATCGTCCCGTAGGCTCGCCGGCCGCCTCCAAGATTGATGTTTACAACGCCCCGCCCTCGGGATACCTTCAGACATCCACCCGAGGGAATCAAATGCTGAGTAGGACCTCGCTTTTAGCCGCACTTTTGTTGTTCCCGTTGGCGTTGAGTTCGCAGCAACCAACGCAGAACCCGCAGCCGACTCCTGCCCCGCCCACGGCTCCCGCAACCACCACTGGTCCCGCCTCGGGCACCCACTACACCAACATAGACGGCCAGCGGGTCCACACTCCGATGCGGGCACCCTCGGCACCGTCCGGGGCGACTGCGAAGTGTTCAGATGGGACCTACAGCTTTAGCCAACACGCCCGAGGGACTTGCTCTCATCACGGGGGTGTGGGATTGTGGTTGACTCACTGAGGAAATTAGCATGTTTGATAAATCGACAAATAGCGGAGAAAGCTCCTCAGCCCCATCGGGCACGCCGGAGGGTGGATACGCATCCCTAGGGCGGACCATTGGAGACGTTCTTGATACGATACTTTCAGAGCCCCGCAGATTGGCTACTCTGATTCTCATGCTGGCATCGTTCGCCCTCATGGCATTGCTATTCATGTTTATTTTTAGCAAGTTGTTCACGGTGCAACCCGCAGAAGTTCAGCTAGGGAACACCAGCTCGCATTTTCTTTGAGCGATCTGAAAAGGCTCGAGGCAGCGCGGAGTATCTCATCACGGTGACGCCGGAGGGGTGGCAGCAATCGGGAATTCCGGTGACAGAGGGAGACCACATCACCGTGACCGCCGGAGGCAAAGTGTGCGTAGACATGCACAGTATCTGGGAGAACGTTGAGCGGCGCTTACATTATGAGAATGAATGGGTGGAGAAAGAGAAAATCCGTAGAGATGACCCCGAAGAAACTCGGGTCCCTAAGCAATTTTTCACTAAAGAAGAGAGGGCTTCTCTCATCCTCACCCGCCCTTGGGTTGGGCCAAATGGATTTAGCCTCGACTCTTACAAGCCAAGCTTTCGGTCGCGCCGCGAACATTATCTAATTCCGAGCGAGCCAGCTGGGGGGCTCGTCGCTGGTATCGGCGGCAAAAATGTACCATCTTCGGGTAGTTTATTTTTTGCTGGACAACACAATGACTCCATTGCAGATAAAAGTGGGGAGTTGTGGTTTACGGTGAACGATGTGCAATTTGACGACCCGACAAACAGAGAACTCTTCTACGATGACAACATTGGATCGTTTTGGGTAAAGGTGATTGTCAAGAGGAAGTAGCGAAACGATTTCCTTAACCGCTTGTAAGCGGACTGTGCGCGATGGGTCTCTGAGAGCTACGAAAGCTTATAACCCTTTGAATGCCTGACCTGATCGATCGTACCCCGGAAAGGGAAGGTAGCTAACGAAGGCCGCAATTTCGTCATCATTCCCGTGCAGTTGCATCGTAGTCCCAAAAGAGCATCCACTTCCACCTCCGTTGTCTCTCCCAGCCGTAACGTCAGGCCGTCGATGCCTCCGCCGTCCCAGCCTGACATGGAAGGATCACATCAGCGAACTTGCTACTTTAGCGGGAATGAAGCATCTTTTGAGTCCTGACTGAGTGTAAGACCATTGAAGTGTTGTTCATCCGTAGCTCCATCAGAGAAATGCAGCCTTACCCAATAATCGAACTTCCATGTGTCGTGTCCAATTGGTTGGATATGAAGCTTGGTTGTGCACTGTGGAAGTTGATCCTTTCGTATGTTGGCCAAAATGGGCACCGTAAGCCACGGCGTCGACATGCTGTCACTAAACTCGTCGATAGTAGGCGAAAAGATACCGTCATGCGCGGGGTTATCGTCTACTGGTTGTGAGGAAGCAAAAACGACACCAGCGTGAACGAAGTCAACGTTGAGCCGTGTGTCACGGTCCTTATCATCGTCGCCCGTTTGAAATTGAATCTCAATGGCTTTGATAGTCGGGATCTTGCTTAGGTCTGGCGGTGCCGGTCTGGGCCCTGAAGTTGGCTTAGTGGGCGGCACTGGTGGCGAAGGTCTGGAAGGTGGGGCAGGCGGTGCAGGCATGTGTCTCTCCGGTTTGAATTTGCGACGATTCTAAACTGAAATACGAAATCTGAAACCACTTTAATCGGATGGTAGTCCGGGCTTGGCAAAGATAAAAACTCTTCCTACATGCAACGGGCTGCTCAGCATAAAAATCATGCGCCACATCGCTTCAAAAAACACGAAAGCCTTGACGTCGCCAAGGCTGCTTTATGTCCTTACGCGCATTTGAGGCAGAAAAGGACTCGACAAACATTTATACCCACTCATCGAAAATCCCTAGCTAGAATCTCAGATTATGGCCCTTGAGAAAACACAAAGGTCGTTAGCCAATCCGAACTGCAGCTATATCGACGCGCTACCTTCACTGAATTGCGAGTACCGGTGAGCACCCTCCACGATTGCTGGGCGTTGTGAACGGGAGCGTGGCCTCAAGGTCGGCACTACAACCTAATTCGAGCCGGCAGCAACTTTCTTTAGGCCCTCAGCTAGTTCTGCAATCGAATGGCTCGCTACTGGGTTGGTGGTGCCGAAACGGTCATCACCAAATAAGTTGTAACGACGCTGACTCACTTCAGGGTTCACCGTGGATGGCTTATGCACGACACTCGCTATCGCACGGACAATTGCCAGTCCCTCCCCACGCTCGTAAATCCTAACGATCTTTAGGCCGATCACATTTTCTTGCCGAACGTTCCGCGCCGTGTTTAGGAACGTTGTCACAGGAGATGTATCGAAGGCGAACACTGTGTCCACATGCTGTATACCGAACTCGCGAGCGGGCAGAGAATACGCGAACTTTTCGGCTAACCCCGCACCCAGAGAGTGACCGGTTGAGATCAGCGTCACCTTCCCGAGGTATTCTTGACCTGGCTGGGTTCTCCTCCGCGCGAGTTCTTCGGCAAACGAACGAACATAGCTTGACCCCAACACAGTGTATTCGTCTTTTTGCCACAATTGGGTCCAGCGAAAATTTGACTTCCAATCATTCCAGCTTCCGGCTTCAGTTCCGCCAAAGGATACGACTAGCAGGCCCTTCGACTTATTCTCCCAAACGCGGGCTCGCAGGTGAACGCTGGCCATCTCCGTTTGCAACTCTGCATCCGGAAATGCGATCCAGGGCTGCCATTCATCTCCTAAATCGGCGGAGCCGTTCGGGCACCTTTTTGCTTTCTTGTCATTTGGATTGAGCGAGTCGTAGGCAGAGCAGCTAATGAGCGCGTAAGGAAGATCCCCAGCCGCGATAGACTGTGCAGGTTGAGGGGGTAGAAGGAGGCGAACTCCTGGCGGTCTAATCGCCACTTCATTTTTCTTTTGCCAGAACGCGGCCCTGCTTATTATTGCGGCAGTGCCCCCGACAATCAGCGTGAGCGCAACCCAGCCCCAGTTCGATGCCGCGTACCTTGGCATTTTTGCTTTTCCTCATAAGGCCAATCAGATTGAAGTTCTTGTGCCGCCCAATATATCACTTGGCAGAAGAGAACCGCGAAAAATGCGACGGCATCTTCCGTTCAACCGTGCGCCTCTATGAATGGCCCGCGCGGGCCAGCACTTTAGTCAGCGTTTCCGCAAAACGAAGCCTGCTAGGCTGCTGCCGGTCAGAGAGTCCAGCGTAAGGAGGTTTTTAGCAATCCATGTAGCGATCTCCTAATCCGTTGCTCCGAACAAAAACAATAGGTAGCCTGCATAATGGCGCCCCAGAAGATTATGTCTCTGCTTCTGGAGCAGATCGAAGACGGGATCGGCGCTTTCCGAAATATTCGATGACAAACATGATTGCCAGTACGATAGGGAGCTTTGCAACTCGCTCGCGTATTTTCTTAATGTTTACCTGCCGTCCATTCCACGCCCCTCATATGTCGAGTCCGTTCAGTGTCTCAATGGCGCTGACGATATCGTCAATCATGTATAAGGCGAGCAGAACCATTCTTTGTGCCACCTTATGTAATTGCAAGCCCTGTCTATCCTCATGTCTGAGGATAGACAGGGTTTCTTCGTTTACGCCTGCGACAGATAATTGATCTGTTTCAGGATGTCGGCTTTATAACGCTTGCGTTGCTGGTCCTCATGCTGAAGACTTGCCATTCGGAACTCTTCAGCACGCTTTACACCTGCGTAATGACTTTGGATAATGGCTTCGGCAAAGGAACGAGTTGCGAGAGTGATTGCTTCATTCATGACTAATTCTCCAATGAGTATTAGCCACTGATCGAACTGACAAGGGGCCTGTGTTCCGGGTGCATTTCCCGCAGGATGGCTGTTCCTGTCGCCGCTTGTTGCTGCGGCCCGCGTCTCACCTTGTCTGCTTGCCACGATCTTCAGTGACGTTGCTAGAGATTAGCACAGTTCCACCCATCTATTTCTGAGTGGAACTGTGCTGTTAGTTGATCGGGGTGAATACCGAAGTGGTGAAGCGTCTGCCCTCGATACGAAACAGAAGCAAATCTACACCGTACCCATTGGCGCTGTATTGAGCTTCACCAGAACCCAACGCGGCCCGTTGGTGCCCCTGGTGAATCGGTCCCATGCCATCCGGCAAACACTTTGCGATCTCATGCTCATGGAGGGGCAGTCTGGATAACCACTTGGTCTCCCCTGAGACTCCGTAACAGGAATCGTGTTCAGACTCCACCACCAGTGTCTGTGAGGGCAGCAGCGGGGTGCGCCACAGCTTTTGTGTAGCTACTGCTACCGCGATGGCAGGTGAGACGTGATCGCAAGAGCAGCCACAGTCAGCGCACATCACCAGCTTGCAAGATGAACAGGTGTCCCGCGCTGTGAGGAAGGCCCGCAGGCAGCTAGGGCAGGGGTTAGGGATTGGCAGTGAAGGTGTAACGGGTGTGAGGCTCATGATGTAGCTCCTTGTGTTTCTAGGACCAGCATTTCATAAGCACAGCACGGAAGATACGTCAAGGAAAAATATGCTGTATTGTCTAAGGCTTTATCTTGTTCATTCTTATGCAAAAAATAAATTTAACTGTTGACCTTGAAATGGTGGGATTGTCCTGAGAGTCTTGTTCCATGAAGGTTGCTACTCTCAGCGTAACAATGTTGATTCTAGGCTGCGGAAGCCAAAGCCATAGATTTGTGCCTGTCGGTGAAGGAACTTTCGCACTCGACACGAAGACAGGGCAGCAGTGTTTGTCTGTCCCAAGGCAGGAAGTTGATAAGGATGCAGGCGCATATCCGCTGTGCGTTGATCTCTATAAGTCTCAGTGAAGATCAGGGGACTCAGACCTCGTTGCAATTCTCACAAGCCTGGTAGTGAGCAACAAAGGCTCTCCAGTGAGGGTTGCGGATGAGCAGCGGGTGATCCGGCCTGTCCATCCCTTTGGAGAGTGCGAGCTCATACGCCCCCGGACTAGCCTCTGCCATCTGTTTCAAGATGCCGATACCCACGGGGCAGGCGGGGTACTCTTCAATACTCTTCCATTGAGCAAGGAAGCGGAGATCATGCTGCCTGACCTCATTGACCTGCCCTGCCTGCTGCTCATCCGCAACTGAAACAATCGTCCGCTCGTCCATATGTCCTCCTCACTTCTGCCCCAGCTTTTCGGGAACCCGCCTGAACACCTTATTGAAAATCTCATGAGCCAGTTCCACCGACTCATCGACCGCAACCCTCGTAGGGACAACCCGGACGTTCACCTGTCGCTCTCTTGCTAGTCTGATGCCAGCGATCATGCACGCGCCGAGATAGACCATTGTTCGATTGATGCGAGGCGTGTTGGCGAAAGGGTCGAACATGAACCAAGTATAGGCGAAGAGATGGCGAAAGTGACACTTCTCGATGGTATACAGTCAGCAGCGTGTCTTGTTGGCGGGGCGTAGGAGATTCATATGGTCATCCATTACATAACGGAGGCAGTTTGGCCTTCCATAGAAGTTTCTATTGACCACTTTGCTGGAAGCCGTCCCGGCAACGGGCCGACCAAGTTGACTGCTGGAATAAATTTTCAGATCATCCTGGGGGCAGCGTGTTATCTCGAAGGCATTTTAGAATCCATTCTTCGGGCACTTCTTGAACACCGGAGGAAGATATTCTTCGACTCAGAACAGTTGGATTTTGCCAAGAGAAAGTCGAACAATCAGTTCTTCAACAGATTGCACACAGACCTTGCGGCAAGAGTTGGCAGAAGCACCGGAATAGCCGGTTATAGAGAGACCTTCGAACTCGTGACCGGATACAGCTTTGATGACCTTTCTGGCCTTAAGCCTTTATTGGAAGCCCTGAGCGTCCTCTTTCACTTTCGTAATGTCTTGGGGCATGGGCGTGAGGTGGCGGCAAAAAGAGTTTCACGTGGAAATAGCGCCTTGGAGGATGACTTTGGCGGCAGTTACCGGAAGGTTGAAGACTATCTTTTCAAGAAAAAGCTCCTCAAGCATCGCTTCGTTGACCGCCATTCCGAGTATCTCTTTCTTGGTTCAGATATTGCCGATCACTTCTGGGGGCTTGCAAAAAAGACTCCTATCGCGCTCGTCGGGTCGCTCCCGACAGTAGAAGCGGACGTTTGCTCAAAGGCACTTGAAATAATCCGTCTCGCTGCATCACCAACACCTTAGAAAGGTTCAAGCTCTTTGTCAGGTTCTGGTGGCACTTGTAGTGGCACTTCGCATCGGAATATCGTGCGATGGTAAACGTCATCCTGCAAGGCAGAGAAGCGATAAAACTCAACAAAGACAAGGGTTTTGCAGCAATCTGCAAGATAATGCTTGACACCGCAATCTGTGGAAAATGGGACTTAAAATCCGTCGCCCTTTAGGGAATGGGGGTTCAAGTCCCCCCTCGGGCACCACTACAACGCTAAGTGATTTATATTGAATGGCTTAGGTTTCTCTCCGGCTGCGCCGTACTACCACCGTACTGAAAAGCGTTACTATTGAGCCCTCGGAGGGCTTATCGTGGCGAACAGGAAAGTGGCGGTTTACAAGCAGGTGCGCGTCGGCGGCGTCTGGGACGCGGGCAAACGGGAGTGGCAGGGTGGCGTGTGGGTGAAGTGTCCGCCGTGGGTGAACCCGAGCAATAACAAGCCGGAAAACGATAAGGTTCTGGTTAGGGGCAAGATGGAGGTTCACCCCGAGGGTGACTGGGGGATCTTCTTCTACGAGGGCACGAAACGCCGCTGGAAGAAGATTGGGCCGAAGTACAACCTCGCCAAGAACGCAGCGGACATCAAGGAACTCGCCCTTCGGGGCCTGTCCGTCGGTTTGAAGGTGGAGGAGGCCGATGAAAAGACCCTACTCAAGACGGCTATCGCGTCATTCTTAGACCCGGCAACCAACCGACCGTCCGCTAAGTGGCGGCCCAAGACCCTCGCGCTCTTCACCTACGACCTTGAAGAGTTCCGACGGTTCGTCAAAAAGCAGTACGTTGAAGACCTAACATCTGACGATCTACACAACTTCGTGGACTGGATAGTCAGAACTCCGGAGCAGTCAGACCGGGAGCACGCCCACAAGACCCGTAAACTCCGCACTCAGCGCACGGCGGTGAACAAGGTCGCGGAGGTGAATCAGTTTTATCGCTGGTTCATGGACCTACCCCCCGGCAAAGGGCTAGTGAAGATGGAGGAGTTCAGGGATGACGACGAGAACGACGAACCCATTATCTTCCAGACTGAAGAGCTGGAGAAGTTCTTCGCTGCGTGCAAGCCAGCCGAACACCTTCTGTTCACCACCTTCCTGCGGACCGGTCTGCGCAAAGGCGAGATGATGAACCTCGCTTGGCGCTGGGTGGATCTCAGGTACGGCATCATCACGGTTCGAAACAATAAGACGACTGGGCATAAAACCAAAACAGGGAAGTCGCGCACTATTCCGATCCTGCCTGATTTGCTCCTCCGCCTGACGGCGCATAAGGAAGCCGCCACGAAGCTGAACCAAGGCGCGGATACTGACCTGGTCTTCTGTACCCGGTCAGGGAAGCCCAATGACAAGATGTGGGACCTTTGCAAGAAGATCGCGAAGCGGTCCGGCCAAGACCCCTCGATTTTCTTCGTTCACCGGTTTAGAGCTACCTACGCCACTAATTGCCTGCGGGGCGGTATGGACGTGAAGTCGGTTCAGGTGCTACTCGGCCACTCACACAAGGACTTCACCAGCACTTCCCGGTACTTGGCGGCTGCCGTAACGGGCGACCTCAAGGAGCGGTTCATAGCTGCTCAGGCGAAGGCCGGATACTGACGACCGACGAGGCGGCTGACCGATACCGGCCAGCCGCCATCCAGGAATGGCGCTCGATGCTGCGAGGGTGCGCTCTCCGGGACCGGTAGCCGTGCGGGCAGGGTTGGTATCCCGGGCCGGGCGGGCCGGGGGGTTGTGGGTCGAGGCGAAGCCGAAAGAGAACGCACTTGAAGACAGCAAACAGTGCATGCAGGAGTAAATTTTCATTGACTTCACTCTTCAGAAAAGGCAATGTTACTCATCATCAAAATTTGCGCCGCTTGGAGATTTAATGCGCCGTCCCTTGGCTCGGGTGTTCCTGCTCTTTCCTGTTCCTGCAGACTGATCTTTCCCGCCTTACTTACCCTAATCCTTATAGCTGAGATCCATCAGCAACGCCGAGGAGTAAAGCGTCTGCCTGCAAAGCGGACAATGATTCTCCAAGGCTCTTGGTGAATGTTCGGCCACCAAAACGAAACGTCTGGTTCCTAGCAAAGGGCTTAATGATTTCTCTGAAAAACTGCGCACGTCTTGTTGCAGGTTTCTTCATCATCTCCGCATCCAACTTATGTGCCCAGAGCAACCCTCTGGTGAATGAGGGTTCCGTTCCGATACCTGGCGTAGGTCACAACTACATCAACGGCCTTTCGGAAACTGTTAATCCAGCAAATGGTTCATTATCACTTAAGGTCGATCTGCCCACGCCAAAAGGAAGAGGAATCTCTCTTCCTTTTGCTTTCACCTACAACTCAGGTTCTGTGCATCGCTTCTCATCCCTTGTTGCTGGCTGCGGCGGTTTAGACTCGGCACCATGTTCTTACAACCAGCCAACAAACACTGACCGCGCAAACGCGGGAGGAGGATGGAGCGACACACTCCCGTACGTCACTGCTTTAGCTTGGAACGTTCAAATGGTCAATCCAGCGGCCACCAGCAGCAGCGGGTCATATGCTTGCTCCATCTCGTCCGCTTACAATTTCTACGACATGCAGGGAGAGGCGCATCCGCTCGGTCTAGCTTTCCTGTCGCCGCCTGAAGTCTCGGTAACCGGCGGTTATGATCCGGAGGACCACTGTGATTCTTCGCAGCTTCAAAGTAACCTTCACAGTTTTACATCATCGCAATCGGGAGGGGATGACGAAGTCGCCTCCGCAGCTGAAGCGAACTGCAATGGCCTTCCGTCGGAGAATAGCGACTGCGGGGAGGGACCCTCGTTTGTAGCCACTGATCTTAACGGCACTCAGTATTTCTTTCCAGCTGGCCAAAGCGGGGTGCCTGGATATGATCCGCATGATGTAACGAATAACTACATCTATCCTCTCGCCATCGAAGATAGAAACGGCAATCGACTTGCCTTCAATGTACTTCCGAATCAAACAAACGGCGGTCTGCCAATAACGGATAGCGTGGGTAGAACTATCGTTTCGGTATCTTCCTCGGGCGCATCTGCGCCGGGAGCCTATCCCTACCTTGGTACTCAAGCAAATCAAAACAACAGCGCAAACACGATGAAACCTCTCGACTACAATGTTGGGGGCCTAAGTTACCACCTTGATTTTACATCTGCAACCGCGTCCTATAATCCTCCCTCGGTTCGAATCGTCAACAATCCTGGTTCCACATATACATGCAACGGCTATTTCAATATAAGTGAGCCGGGATTCTCAGTTCTGAATTCCATCACCGCGCCGAATGGATCGGCATATAACTTCAAATATGACCCAACATTTGGGTTAGTTAGCGAAGTAGATTATCCTGGCGGTGGTTGGGTAAGGTACAAGTGGAGACTAAGCGAAACATTCTCTGAGGCTGCGAATTTCGATGGAAGTCAGGGCTCGGGGTCCGGTGGTCAGCCGATACCTTTCTCTGGCGGTTGCTTATACGAATATTCAATCCCAGTCATCGACCAGAGAACTGTAGGGTATCGTCAAGGCTCCTCAGCGGCGATCACGCAAAGCTTTAGTTATTCGACGACATGGAATTCGGTTGGACAATGGCTTTCTAAGACTACGACGGTATCTACCACCGATAACATCAGCGGTCAGAAATCTCAAACCGTCTACTCCTACGGTCCGATCGGTAGAAAAGTACAAGTAAACGAGTTTGGATTGATGGCAGTTCAATTGCCCGTTGAAACTAGTGTCAAAGACTATGATCTGGGAATTGCGGGCTCATCTAATTCGACTCTATTGCGGGCTACGACTAAAACGTGGTCCGACCAGTACAAATTGACGAGCAAAACTGTTCAACTGGCGGGAGCACCCTCGTCGTCTGAAGTTTACTGCTTTACCGGTGACTCGGACCTGGTTACAGAAAAAGACGAGTATGGATTTGGAGTAAGCGGGCCTCAAATAACGCCTGTCAACGGTGGTTGGTCGGTTGCGGCTAGTGCAAATTGTGGGTCACCTACACCCACCCGTAAAACCCTTTTAGGGTATGGGATTTCCTCAATGCCCTGTTTGACAGCCATCTACGATGGATCAACTCGCACAGCGGAGACAGACGTTTACTTGGATGGTGGGTCGTCACCTTGCCTGAGTGGCAGCGCCACCACGCAGGCTGTCGGTGGTCTGGTTGCTGGTACCCACGATGAAGCAAATTATGGTCCCTCAGTCCCCGCGCGACGCGGCAATCCAACCACCGTCACGCAATGGTCCAATAACGGATCGTCAACGACCACGACAGCGGTCTTCGACGAGACAGGCCAGATCGTTTCGAGTACCGACGGCTGCGGTAACGTTGCTTGCGCTGATATGCCCGGCACGGCGGGACACACGACTGCATACTCCTACGCCGATAACTTCACAGATGCTAATGCTTCGGGACAGACGAATGCTTACGTCACGTCTGTAACACGCCCTTCGCCGAACGGCGTGCCCATAGTTTTGAAGTACGGCTATCGCTATTCCGATGGTCAGGTTTCGAGTGTAACCGACGCAAACAACCAGACGACTAACTACACGTATGCGGACTCGTTGAATCGGCTCACGGAGACTCAGGGACCATTGGACGCAAGCAACGGAAACCAGCGGCCAACAACAGCATTTACTTACAACGATGCCGCACCCTCACCCAGCATCACGACTAAGATGCTGCTCAACACGGGCGGTACGCAACTCAACAGCGTGGCGGTTCAGGACGGCATCGGCCATACTGTTCAGACGCAGGTTACATCTGACCCAGCAGGCACTGACTATGTGGACACCGCTTACACCGGCATGGGATCGGTCTATTCGGTCAGCAGTCCGCATCGGAGCGGCTTCCTCCCCACGGACGGTACCAAACTTTTTGCTTATGACGCCCTTGGCCGGGAGATTCATCAAACAAACACAGACGGATCCGGCGAATGGTGGTGTTACAACGGCATTAGCTCGGGCTCACAGCCCAATTGCATCGGTAACGCCAGTTCGATCTCGCAGGGCTCTTGGGTCGATCACTCCGATGAGACCGGCTCACACTGGCAGCATGTTTCAGACTCGTTTGGCCGGTTGGCGGCCGTGATAGAGCCTAGCCCGGCTAACGGAACTCCATTTCTTGAGACTGACTATTCGTATGACGGCCTCAATAATTTAAAAGGCGTGAATCAAATCGGAGCTCCTGGCGACGCACCGCGGTCCCGCAGCTTCTCATACGATTCTCTGTCGCGTCTCATCACCTCTACCAACCCCGAGACCGGCACCATCTGCTACGGGCTTTGGAGCGGCTCTACTTGCTCAGGTGGCTACGATGCGAACGGCAATCTTCAATACAAGACTGATGCACGGGGAAAGCAGACCTCCTACACATACGATGCTTTGAACCGGCTTCACTTCAAGACCTATTCAGATGGAACGCCGACGGCTGCATTTGGTTACGACGGTAAGGATGAGAATGGAGGGGCCATTCCGTCTTCTCTGAATTCCATCGGGCGGTTGTCTCACGTTTCGAATGAGGTGAACGCCGCGAAGACGTTGTCCTATGACGCGATGGGAAGATTGACTAGCCAGACGGAGTGCGTTCCTAGCGATTGCTCCTACGATATCGGAGTTTCTGCGGGATACGACCTCGCCGGGAATATGACATCCCTTACCTATCCGGACGGTCGCACGGTGCAGCATGGGTTCGATGCGGCGGGACGTATGTCCTCGGTTACGAATCTCGGGTTTAGTTCAAATGTGGTCAACCAACCGTATCTCACGGTCGCGACGAACGGTTACGACGCCGCTGGCCACCTCGTGGCGGCTGGGTTCGGCAATGGTGTGTCGATGGGTGCGGGTTACGACAATCGGGAACGCCTACTGACTCTGGGGTACGGTCCGGCGAATGCGCCTCTCTGGTCAAAGCAGTATGCCTGGACTCCCAACAGCAATCTTCAAAGTCAGACGGATCTGATTACTGGCGTTCAACGCCAGTTTGGCTACGATAGCCTGAATAGGTTGACGGCGGCGCAGGACATATTCTCGAATCTCGCCGTCGCGAGTGGATCGAATGGCAACACTGGCTCCACCACAACAAGCGGTAGCGGTGCGGCGGAAACACCGGGCGGTAGCGGAGCTGTTCCACAGTGGACCAATCCCGACGATTCAAACCTACTTGCGGAGCTTGGCGCATCCCAGCCTGGTTGGACGTACACGAATGCGACCGTGGCTACAAACGCCGCGACTGGGCCTGATGGCCTGATGAGCGCAGCGGTTGTGACGGCAACCTCCGGCTCACAAGACACTTATATCAGCGGGACAGTCCCTAATGCGAGCAGTTACAGCCTCGAAACGATGACGGGTTCTGTATGGCTACGAAGCACTTCGGGCACCCAGACGGTCAATCTCTATTTGGTTGATCTGTCCCCGGGTAATTTTGGGATCGCTGGCTGGAGACAGGTCCAACTTACGCCTAGCTGGCAGCAGTATCAGGTGACGGGATCGATGCCAGCTGCTCTAAATGTTATCTCTTGGCAGATCGGAGGGGGCGCAACAGTGAGCAATGGCCAGAGCTTCATGGTCTGGAATCCCATGCTGGAAGACGAAGGTATAGCTGGATCAAGCGTTACAAACTTTCTGCCTTATTCTCAGCGCTTCTCGGGGTCTACTTGGGCAGCGAATGGTGTATCAGTTGCCGATAATTCTGTCACCGCGCCCGATGGTCAGAAGACCGGCGCAACAATAACCTCCACTGGCAACGGCCAAATTGACGGTCTTGTTCAAAGCCCTCTCCCCTACAGTGGGCTGACTATCACCGGTTCAGTGTGGATGCGAGTGCCGAGCGGCAGCCTTAGTGTGGACTTAGGTCTCTATGAGACGGGTTCATCTGGTTTTGCGGCCCTGAACGCAACGATTGTGAATGTGACCTCGGATTGGCAAAGATTTGCTGTGACAGGGGTGACACAGGGTAGCCTTTCGCTGCTCGCACTTCAGGTCGGCGGCAATGGTCATATGTTAGCCGGCCAAGTTGTGCAAGTTTGGGGGGCGCAGGTGGAGGCTGCGGCTACAGCCGGTCCCTACGTCGCGACAGCGGGGATTCCAGCAACTATCAATACGAGTTTTACCAACCTCCTTCCGTATTCGCAGACCCCGACCGGTCCAAGTTGGTCTGGCCAGACCATAACGACCGCTACAAACAGCACTACCGCGCCAGACGGTTCGATCACAGCTGCACAGATATCGGCTACGGGAGCAGACTCGTATTTGGTAGATAGCGCTGCTAATCCCGGCCTCTATGACGGGGCCACTGTCACAGGTTCTGTCTACCTACGTTCCACAGGTGGTTCGCAAACTCTGAACCTTTATCTCTTCACGATGAACGCCTCCGGTAGGACTTATTTCAGTCCGCAAACGGTAAACCTGAACTCCACATGGCAGCGCTTCCAGATCACGGCCAGCCTTCCAACTGGTTTGACGGCTCTCGTATTACAGATTGGGGGCGCAGGCTCATTACAAAGTGGACAGGTCTTCGATGTTTGGGGGGCTCAGCTGGAAGTGGCATCCCATCCAGGACCTTACATCGCAACTACAACGCTCCCGGTTCTCACCGGCACACAATTGACGAACATACTACCCAACTCTCAGCAACTCAATGGGCCTAACTGGTTCCTCAGTGCCGGGAGCATCGCTGGCATTTCCGGGGCTGCGCCTGATGGTACGAACACAGCCTCCACTTTTGTTGCGTCTCCGAATTCAGGCGACAGCTACCTCGCCGCCTTGGCTCCCAACCCGTCCCTCTACGATGGAGAAACCGTTACGGCGTCCGTCTATCTCCGCTCAAACTCAGGCACTCAACCTATCAATCTCTATCTTACTGAGATTGGCGATCAAGGCTGGCAAGTTGCGAACTCGGTCAATCTTAATCTTTCCTCATCATGGCAGCGCGTTGCTGTTACTGGCAGCCTTATGAATGGTCTGACGAATCTCGCTTTACAGATTGGGGGCGGCGGATCGATCCAAAATGGTCAGGGGTTTCAAGTCTGGGGTCCTCAGTTGGTCGAAGGCAGTGATCCCGCCCCATACACGCAGACAACCACCACGACTACGGTGATCGCCACGGGACAATCAGGAACCCCGGTTCCCAATGGCCTGAACGAGAGCTACGCCTACGACTCCTTCGGTAACATCACGAAGAACGGTAGCTTCAACGCCAGCTATACTGCGAACAATCAGATGTTTGGATACTCCTATGATGCTGCCGGGAATCTTTTATCGGACGGCTACAACGTCATGACGTGGGATGCGGAAAGCCGAATGCTCACGGCTGGCGGTGCCACCTATGTCTACGATGCGGAAGGGCAACGAGTTGAGAAGCAGGGTGTTGGAGTGACCGATACTGTTTACTTTGGTGGCCAGCCAATCGCCCGGCTCTCCGCTGGACAGTGGACAGATCTCATTTATGGGCCGAATGGATTGCTAGCCGAGGTGCCGGGCACTCAAAACGGCGCACCCGTCTACCACGTCACGGATCAACTCGGAACCACAGCGGGCAATCTGCTGGCCGATGGAACGTTCGTCAACCCCATGGATTACCGGCCATTTGGTGGCGTGTTTTCCGGCAATACGAACGATCCATATTTGTTCACCGGCAAAGAACGCGACGCCGAGTCAGGACTCGACTACTTCCCGGCCCGCTACTACGGATCGAATATGGGGAGATGGATGTCGCCTGATCCTATCCCGTGGTTGGGCTGGCAACATCCTCCCGAAGGCAGTAGCGAGGAAGAGGAAGAAGAGTCCCACAAGAAGTTCGAGGAGTGGATCGGAAATCCTCAGAACCTCAACATGTATGCCTATGTGAACAACAATCCGATGAGCCACACCGATCCAACCGGAATGGCAGGGTGTCAGGCTGGCGATAAGAAGTTCAGCACTTGCACGATCACGGTAACCTACGACCCCAAAACGTCGAAGGGGACGCTCACCGTCACCGGGCAAAATAAAGGCGACGCAGCTCCGACCACGCTTCTAACCGCGAGTGTCGTAGTTGGCGGCGACGGCCATGTGACGCCGACCGGAACGTTTACGGCGAAGAGTTGGGAGAAGGATCACGTCTCGACCTTGTATGGGAACTCGGCGAATACGCCGTGGAGCAAAACAGCGCTTGGCGGCAATGCCTTCGGGCCGTACCAGCTTCACATCAAGGAGCTAGACGGTAGAGGCATCTTCATCCACGGAACGATGGGGCCAGGCTGGAGTCCAACAACCTGGGGTAATGCTCTCTTCCTAAGCCCGACTTCTCACGGCTGCATACGCATGTGTAACCGTGACGACATAGACCTGCACAGCATCATGCCGAACCCAGCCGGGAACAAGATCATCATCGGCACCACGCCATAGGGGATGACATGAAGAATCGTAAAGTGCTCGTCGTCTTCCTCGTGGTTCAGTTCGTCGGCATAACGTGCTTAGCGCTATGGCCGCACGCACCGTCAGCCATGGGAATACCGATGTGGGGGACGGCCTTGATCCTGCTATGCCCCGGTAACTTCTTGGGTGGTTGGCTCATCCAGAGCTTGCTCTGGAGAGGCCCCTTGGGGTTAGTTGCTCTGGGTTTACTCTCGGCTCTGACCGCTGTTGTCATCAATGGGATCATCTGGTTCGCCATCGTGAAACTCTTCCGTCTCGTCTTCAATCGCGGTTCTAAGGGAGCTGGAGTAACCGCAGCCTAGCTTCCCGATCTACCGACAACCACGGGCCGCCTCGCGGCGGCCCGTGGTGCGTCTGGTGGGTGGTGAGGCTCAGGGCCTACTTGCGGCGGAGAGCGACGATAGAGACGGCGAGGGCGATGATGGCGACGGTGAGCTGTGCCACGTTGACCAAGAGGGCCGCGTAATCCATGTGCGACGGTTCCTTCGGCCCGTTGCATAGGCATCAGGAAGATGGAAAACGTGAAATCACTGTCGAACTTAAAAGCACGCTGCTTCGCATCGGAAGTAGGGGTGACACGTCACCCAGAATGGGAGCTGCATGGCGACCTTAAGCTACATAGACCCCTCAGCTTTCGCCAAGGGGTCTTTGAGTTTTCCAAGCACTTGGAAAAGTTCAATTGTCTACGCAGCCACACCAGAATCGAACAGCTTCTCCTCCGCCAGACGACGCCTCAGCAGCCCAGCCACCACCTGACCGCTGACATGATCCCAGGCCTCAAACTGGTGAGCCGCCTCAGCCAGCTTCCCGGCGTTGAGGTCCTTCAGTAGCATTGACCCGGCAAAGGCTCCGCACCCCGCGTTGAAGGCGAAGTCAACCAGACTATCGAAGACCATCTGATCGAGACCAGCCCATGTGACCAGCCGGTTTACCGTGTCGCTAGCGTGTCTCACGTCGGCTAGAAGGAACTGCTCTGCTTGCGTGAGGGTTATGGTCAGGCCGGAATGAACGTCCGCTCCGGTATGACCGTAGCCGATAGTCCACACGCCGCCTTGATCCTGATACGCCGTGAGGCGCACGCCTTCAAAGGACTCGGTGAGGGCGAGTCCATCCTTGCTGTAAATGAAGTTGTACATGGGATTTCCTACTCAATCCATCTTTCCGAGGATCGGAAACATGACCATCTACTGCTTGACGTACTCGGCTACAACCTTGAAGACCGCAGGAGCATAGTGGCTCAGCGCCCACATCAACCCAGCCGCCCCGAACACCTTCCAGAAGTCGGCCTCGGTGAGAGCTTTGATTGCTAGCTCCAGGCACTTGCTGACGCCCTTTGAGGTAGCCACGAACCAGCGAATCATCCGCATCTGGCCGGTCATCTTCTTCTGTTCGGTTTCTATGGTGCCGACTCGGGTGATGACCTCTGTTCGGAAGGTGAGGTCGGCTTCATGCCAGTCGCTATGCTTCCCGGCTTGCTCTTCCTGCCTATCGCGGACCGCGTCGATGCTCGTCTTGATGTCTTTGATCATTCCGGCCACCAGAGGCGTACCGACCAAAGCAGATAAGTCTTGCTGCATGGTGTCCAACTTCTCGTCTTGCGTATTGAGCCGCGCCTCTAGGAACTGCTTGGTGCGCTGCTCTGACTGTGCAATACGGAAATCAATCTCGCCAGCGGGCAAACCGTCAAGCTCCTTGATGGTGGTTGGTTTGTTTATGGGTGACATGCTGCTTCCTTCTACTGGGATCTTGTCGGACTGGGTTAGGGATCGTTCATGGGCTGAGGGATGGGGCATCGGTCTACTGGATATAGATCTCGTAGACCGAGAAGCTGCCGGTGTTTGAGGTTGACCCGTTGTCGTCCGCAGTCACGTTGACTTCCAGTGAAACCGTACTGAGGTCTGTCCCCAAGGGAATCGCCATCGTGTAGGTCGCTGAGGCCGTTGTTGCGGATTCGGTCATGACGATATTCGCGGTGCTGCCGATATTGCCGGTGACGGTGACTTGCGGCGAGCCGGTTCCGAGAACCCGATAGGCCGCAACCAGGTTCAAGTTCGTCGCGGTAGTCGTGGTCACGCTGGGGAAGTCTTCCCATAAGCAGAGACCGAATGACGACCTTGACGAGCTACCACCGCCGGGAGGGAGGCTGCCTTGGGCTGAAGGTCCTGATGCGTTCTGGGTTATTTCCCCGCCGCCCCCGGCAACATAGGTATAGCTACCCGACACCGTTGCAGCGGTAGATGTGTCGCCGTCATAGGCGCTCGTTGGGCTGGTTGTGGTGCGGGTGCCGGTGTCTTGGAAGTTGCTGGGTGAGTAGCGCGTGCCTGTAGCAGTCCCGCCACCACCACCACCAGACCCAGAAGCCGGAGGAGCATACGGGGTGATTATGGAGTCGATAAGAAAGTATCCCGGCTTGTTCAGGAAGTCCGCCGTATTCTGCGTATCTATCGGAGTGATGGCTCCGCCGGTGAAGTTCAGATCGACATAGTAGATGTAGTAGAGCTGCTGCTGCGCCAACCCTTGAAGCAAGACCGTCGTGCCATTCGGTAGAACAGCCACACTTGCGTTGCCTACCATAGCCGTGAAGCCCTGCACCGTTACTTCGGCATACTGCCCGGTGCTATCGGAGTAGGCGTCAGCAACCAGTGAACCGGGAGCTAAGGCGAGGATGCCTTGAACCGACAGAGTGATGCTGACGGTATAGCCGTCTATCTCTTCCCAGGGCGACTGAGCGCCATTTGCTCTGAGGCCTCGAATACGGACGTTGTAACCTGCGCCCGCAATCACGTTGCTGATATAGGTGAGGTTGTTCGAGACGTCTACCAGACCCGCATCAAGCCACAGCGTGGGGTTAGCCACGGTCGAATACTGCACCTGAATCTGATTGGTAAGGATGTCTTGAGGCGTGGTCCATTGGACCTCAATCCGGGGATGTACTACACCATCAAGAGTCTGAAGGGCAGTAGCAGCACCAGAGGTGAGGACAAGACCGGTAGGAGGCGCGGGGACATAGGTAGTCTGTGCCAGAACCGGAGCGTCATAGATGGTCTGTTCTTCACCGGGGCCGAGGTCTTCGTAATCGCTTGCGGCCGTCTCACGAACCGACACCACCACACCGATAGAAGGCACGCCGGGGGTGTTCTGGTCGCCGTCATTCTCAGTGACAGCGAAGACGACATCCGTGACTTCAAGCAGCTTCTCAGTCCAGCCGTATTCGGGGAAGGTGAACTGCATGACGTCAACCGGCTGCATCCGCCAAGCCGCTAGGCTCATCGGGAAGCTGCCTGTACCTTGGCGGCGATTGTCTAACAGCGTGCCCTTAGCAATGCGTTGGGCCTGAGCAACAGATAGGACGGTGCGGAGAGTGATTTCCTTCGGGCGGATGATGCCGCCATCTTCGTTCAGGTACTCATCGCTTGCGTATCCGTGAGGAACGTCAGCGGCGAACTGTGGGAAGTTTGTCGGCTGAAAGCCGTACTGGAAATTGTTCTGGATGGTTCCCGTCGCTGGGTCGAAGCCATTAGCGTCGTAGAGATTTCCAGCAATGTTAAACGGGTACTGAGGAGCTACATATGTCCCCGTGCAGCGATTGATGAGATCCGGCGCAGAGCGATATGGGTTCCATGAAATTGGGCCAGTAAGGGCGTTCTCATCCAGAGTGAAGCTGGGTCCCTGCCAGTAGCGAGGCCAGTAGAACCACTCGCCGCCGATCTGTGAAAGACGACCAAGGGTTTCTTCGACCATCGTGACAAGCACATCACCCGGCGCAGTGCCGGTGTCGTAGTGGTAGTTGCAGCAGTCTCTGGATTCAGTTCCTCCGCCAGCAAGTGCGACCTGCTCATCACACACGTTCGCCGCCACGACAAGCTGAGCCTGATTTACAGTGTTGTCACCTAAGCCGAACTGAAGATCGGAGATGACGTCAGCGATGATGAGTGCGCGGTTGGTAGAGAACGCAGTAGTGCCCGTGCGTGGGTCATAGACCTGTTTCCCATTGACCGTGAAACGTATCTCGGGATCACCGGGGAAGACATTTGGGTCGCTCTCCAGCTTCAGGAACACGTAGCAGCAGTCACCGACATAGGGCGAACCCTCGCTAGATGCTGCCCAATTAGCGTCGTTAGCGGTCAATCCGCCAATGACATCACCGGCTAGCTGGTCACCATATCTGGCCTCGCAATAGACGTGGTATCCGCCATGGCCACCGCCAAAGTTGTACTGCTCTCCATTTGGTCCTGTGTATGTGTTGCCGTCACAGTGGCCACCGAAGTTGACACCGTTGCGCGTGCTGTTGCCGGTGGAGCCAACCTCCCAATGCACCTGACGACCATCGAGGTAGAGGTTAACGATGGAGTCACATACGTGTCCAGCCAACACAATGACGTAGTTGAATTGGTCGAGTGAGCTTCCAGTTGTGCTGCGGTAAATCTCTACACCACCCACACGCTGAGTGCCGTAGATGATCTGGCGATTGCTCGCAGGCTGACGCGTCGTGATGGTCATTCCGCGATTGCTGGTCAGCGCCGACGCGGCGGCACCTGCCAACATGGAGGCACCGCTTAGAGCGAGACCCTCTACTAAGTGCAGAACAAACGGTGTGAGGAGGGCCTGACCTCCTGGTACGAAATTCGCGGCGACGACAAGGCCAGCCGCAGCACCGATCTCTGCGACTCCCATAATGACTTTGGACATTGGCCTATACGCTCCAACTACGGACTACTTTGGTGATGGGGAGCCGGACTGTGTCTGACTCCGAAACTGAAATGACATGACCGCTGAGGTGAACCACCCCGCAGATAAGCTCGTCGCCATCAGCTACGACCACGAGGTCTCCGCGTTTCGCCATAAGCGGGTGCTGGTGTTCAACGAGACCGTGCTTCTGGGCGCAGTAAGCGGCTGCATCAGCTACAGTCGAGCCACCGGTCAACGACCTGATGAGCAGGAAGGCTGAACGCTTGTCGGTGTACTTGCCGCGAAAGTCCGTGGCGATATCGACGCCGGTATTCGCGAGGATCGCGTCCGCACTAAAAAGGGCGCAGTCATTGGTGCCCCAAGCGAAGGGTGTTTGAGCGCGGTCTACGAGGAAGGGATGGAAGGCACGCGTGTGCCAATGCTGCTTCTTGGGAAGAGACATGGGGGATGACCTTGGTTGTTGCGGGGAAACGGTGCGGAAGGAAGGGAGTTCGGTGCTGCTAGCTGCCCCAGCGGAGCGAGATGTCGTTCATCTTCTCTACCCAATTAAAAGCTGTATCGTCTGAGTAGTGAGCACGCTGGTCAGTCGCGGTGTAGCGGCGATTAGAAGCTCGCTGTAAGTCCACCATTCGGTTTTCTAGAGCGAGGCTGATGCTCACCGTATCAGTGCCGGTATGGATTGTGGGCTTGTCTACGCAACCTCGGAAGATGAGAAAGGGTGCACCGATGAGCGCACCATTCAGGTAGTTGCCGAAGTGAATGGTGGCAGGCGCTCCTATCTGGATGTCGGTGAGAGCTTCACCCAAGTAAACCTTGTCGATTCCTGAGAGGGTGAGCGAAGTCCCGTCAGCGTGAACCTCTATGCCCTCCTTGATTGAATCAACCTTGCCGAGCGAACCCACACCGAGGTAGGTGTTGCCGTTCCATATGAGCGTGCCCGCACCTGACCACACGTAGGTCGTCTGAGATTTGAAGGTGAGCATGACGAGGAACACAGGGCCGAAGAGAGGCGCACTCAGGCTGGCTGAGAAGGTGGGGTCAAGATTTCTGGGCATTAGCGGTACTCGATCAGGGGAAAGGAAAGGTTGGTGAGGCCGGTGTAGTCCGAGGACCACGTCATCTTGTTGCTGCCTCGGCGGAACAGACCTTGGGGGTTGTTGAGGATGATTGGCTGGCCGTCAGCGGGGAGGTCACGAAGCGAGGGGAAGATAGAAAAGGAGGCCTTACCATTCGCGTCTGAGTTCACCCGGTCAAGACAGCGGTGAAGGCGATAGCCAATCTGTAGATAGTCGCCGGGGAGTAACAGTGAGAAGGCATTCGGCAACCAGCCCTTGGTGTAGAGGACTTGATTGCCGACTTGGTTGAGAGTCGTGACGGACATATCCACCACAGGCACTGAAGCCGACGTGACGCTCCCCCGAGGTGAAGACTTGAGAGGGTCGCCCATGAGGAATGGGTTCGTCATACCTCGGCACTCCATAAGGAATGAGAGCCATTCGTCGGCTTGGTCCTGAGTGAGAGGCGGGAGTGTTGCGGTCCCCGACCACCAGTCCGCTCCGGGCCACTGTTGGGCTTGGGTCTGTCCAGAGAATGGCGACGTGACGATAGCGACCGAGTCACTCCCCGACAGTTCTATGGAGCGCAGGGCGATACAGGTCGGCGACGCGACGATAGAAACCGTCTGCCCATTGAGGGTGATGGTGTTGAGCATGGCGGGATCTTTCTGGCGGGGTGCTACGGGAGAGAGGAAGAGTTAGGCGAGAGGAGTGAGGTCAGCCTTGACGGTGCCAGCAGCGGCCTTGATAACCGGCAGGAAGGCAACGAAGTCCTTTACGAACTTGGCGAGATTGGCGGCTTCAGCAGCGTCAGCAACGAAGTTAGCTGGGTTGCTTCCTGCGGAGATAAAACCAGTAGCTACAGCTTCGCCGTCAGCGATGAGGGTCGTGAGGCCAGCCTTCACTTCCGGGGTGAGCTTGCTTGCGTCGGTAAGGAGACGCTCAAAGCAGACGGCACCGTTGCCGATAACTTCAACTACGTGGACTGCGCCGGTGCCGAGCTTCTCAGCTTCCGTGCCGACGCCTTTGAGGATTGCTAGAACATTCATGGGTTTGCGTCCTTGTTATGGAATGATGAGGCGCGTCAGTTGCTTACAGGCTGGCAAGCGCAGTGATCAGGTGACCGGTAAACTTTGCATACCCGGCGTTGTTGGGGTGGAGGACTCCGTCCAACATAAGTCGCGATATTGAGCTGGTTGATACCGGAGGTATGGTAAAGGTCAACGACAGGCAAGGCGTACTGTCTACACTTCGTGATGATGGCCGTTGCGTAGTTCTCCAAGGTGAAACCAAGCGAGTTCGCAACCGTCCCTCCCGAGCGTTGCAGCGGCGTAAAGAAGATGATGTCTAGCGAGGGATTCCACCCAAGCCATGTGTTGATCATCAAGTCCATTGCGCCGTAGAAGGTGGTGTTGTCGGTGCTTGTCAATGGGTCACCCATAGGCACCACGCCTAACGCGGTATTGCCGTAGTCGTTGGTTCCCTTGAACACCGTCAAGAAATTGCAAACTTGGATCTCAGCTTGGCTGGGGGCATAGCTGCTCAAGAGGACGTCAACCATGCGCGTGCCTGGATATGCGTGTATGACACGCTTGTTTGCACCCAGAGCCGCTAACATCGGTTGCTGATAGCCGATGTATTGAGACGGACCTCCATTGCCCTGCGGGAACGAGTTAGGCTCCCCATAGGCGGTGATGCTGTCCCCGATAATGGCGGCGTTTTGCAAGTAGAACCGCGACGGTACGAGAGCTGCGGCTTGGCTGCACGGAATGAAGTTTGCAGGTACTATGCTCCCCGTCAGGACCATGAAGGTGGAAAGCACGACCTGACGAGACCAGCCCTTGGCCGTAGCCTGAACAGTTCCACCAGAGCCGACGCGCGCAAAGAACGCTCCTACTGGAACGGTCATTGGCGTTCCGGCTGCGTTCCCATTAACTCCCGATATGAAGTTGAAATCCTCGTCGTAGAAGGCGAAGCCGAAACTCCCAGCACCGTAGTCCGTCTCTTGGTTCGCTACAATCTGCGAAAGACCGAACACCGGCATGAAGCCACTGGCGAAGAAGTTCCCGACGCCAAATGAACTTGATACGTCTGTTGAGGTTCCAGAGGTGTAATCAATCAGGTGATCGAGCGTTACCTGTGAGGGGTCGAAAAGGTTCTTCTGTCCATCAAACAGACGGAGTTTCTGCGGTGTAGCTGCGGATGACGCTCCATAAGACTGATAGTGCGCGGGCATTAAAGCTCCCGGCATCACCATTGCTCCGGCAAGAATCAATGCCCTGTCGCTTGCGGTGGAGGTTCCCATGCCGAAGCGCACGAAGGCTGCGCCCGCTGGGACGGCAATCGCTGTATTGGCGGCAACACCTGCAACGCCTTTCATGAACGCTTTGTTTACGTCATAGAACGCGAAGCCTAGCGTGCTTGCGGCATAGCTCGTGTTCTCGTTGCAGATGATTTCTGAGAGACCCAGCACGATCATGTAATCCGTAGCAAAGTATCCCGGCCAACTGTCAGCATTGCCAGTCGTGTAGTTGATCAGGACGTCTAAGGTAACGCCTCGCTTATCGAACAGATTGCCGCGATGCGAGAGGGACGAACCCGCGCTGCTCGAAGCCACGGCAAGCGCATTGCTGATCGCACTGTACGCATCCGTGCCGCCATGGGAGGCGAGTGTGCTCGGTAGGACACTTCCACCGACAAGCACTACGGTGGGGAGTATAGAAGGGTTCTCGTTGTCAGTGCTTCCCATCCCAACGCGCAGGTACGCGGCTCCTGCCATAACGGCAAATGCTGTAGAGGCTGCTACCCCATTGGTCCCGCCCATGTAATTGAAGGCATCGTCGTAGAAAGCTATGCCGCTCTGAGGTATGCCGAAGAGAGTGTTCTGGTTACAGATAGCCCAAGCAAGGCCGCTGACCGGAATGAAGTCGCTGGTGAAGTAGTTGCCGGGGACGGAGATCGTCGCGCCGGTAACTTGACTGATCAAGACGTCGGGAGTGGCTGTCGTGGGGTCAAAGCGGTTCCGTTGATGACCAAGACTGCGGTCGAGCAGAGCTGCCGACTTAACCGCTGTGGTTGCCGGATCTTCGTAGCCGAAGGCAATGTAGGCGGACGGGAGGACCGCCCCTTCCACGATGATGAATTGGTTCTTCCAGTAGTCGTAGTCGTGCCCAGCTACAAGGTCGTTTCCACCGCTGCCGACGCGCATATAGATTGCGTTAGCCGGAGCGGTCACGGGAGTGCCAGCAGCACAACCCATCACGCCACCGACGAAGGTCAGCTGGCCATCAAAGAAGGCGAACCCGATGGTGGTGGATACGAGGAACGTGTTGAGACTAGCGACGTACTGTTTACCCGCAACGACCGGTATATATCCTGTAGCAAACCAAGCTAGCCCGGTCTGACTGGTGGTCGTTCCATCCACCCAATTGACGAGTAGGTCATTCGTCGCCAGGGTCTTGTCAAAGAGATTACGCAGCGCCGGTAAATGAGAAGCGACCAGCGAGGCTGTGGTCGTGCTTGCGGGACCAGGAGCGCCCTCACGTCCTTGCGGACCCAGCTGCACCGCAACCAGCGCCGTGAGGTTCGGTACATACGTATCGAAGCTCCACGTTGCGCCTGAAGGTTGAACACAGCCATAGCCGGAACCGAGAAGGTGCTCTCCTGTGAGGTTGTCCACTACCGTTACGGCGTACCCGACGTTCACTGGAGTCGTGAGTGTCGTATCCGCAAGCTGGATCGTGAATGCGCCATTGGTGACGGTGGCTGTGACCGGAGTGGCGACGGTCTGCCCACCACCACCCGCCATGAACGAGATGGGAACGCCCGTGTTGTTGACCGGAGCAAAGCGAATGGTGGCGTTAGCAATGGGGGTTCCAGCCGAGTCCTTGAGAGAGGACCCGGTGACCTGGGTGTATCCGGTGGGCATGATTCGTCCTTGTTCGTGCGGAGGGGTGTTGCGGGAGGGTTTTACTTTTGGCGGGTAGAAGGAGAGCGTTTGTTCTGCTGCGCCTTGGCCTGCATACTCTGGGCGGTCAGGTGAGGTGCGGCCTGTTGAATGCCCTGCTGCACCTGGTAACGAACCTGAGCCGGGTCAGTAGCGCCACGAGCGTCAATGTGCCAGTTGTGGGTGTCGCCACCAACGGAGCCAATGCTGCTCAGCTTATGGTTTGGGGTGATGTGCGCTCCTGAGCCAAAGTAGGCAAGTTCTGGGCCTTGTTCTCCGACCATTGCTAGCGTTCCGGGTGTGACCGTGCCGCCACCAGCGAAGCCAGGAATCATACCGGCGAGTGAACTGAGCCAACCACCAGCCTTAGAAGCAAGACCTGATACGGCACTTCCGCCGCTATCGCCATCACCAGACTTGAAGAGGCTGGAGAGGCCCTTAGCTGCGGAACCAACACCACCAGCAACACCATCGGCCATACGGACGTAGAGCGGATTGCTCTTGCTTCCGTCAGCCTTGGCTCCGAATCCCAGCCCTTGCATGATGGAGCCTTCTGCTTTCTGGAGGCCGATGCCGGCAACGTTGCGGAAGATTGAAGCGCCAGCATTGCCGAAGTCGGTTCTTTGCCCGCTGATGGCCTTAACGAACTCCCCATTCAGGGTGTTCAGCGTACCGGTGGTTATCTCACGCATCTGACCTGCAGCGTCCTTGGAAGCGAGAACGAAGTCATTCAGGGCATCCACGAATCCGACGGAAGCGAGAGAGCCTTGGGGGTTGGTTGAGGCGTTGTCCTGCTGAGTCTGTAATGCCCGCTGGTTGTTGAGAGCGGCAATCTGATTGTCGGAGTTCGCCAACTGAGCCTTGCGCTGTACGTCGCTGAGGCTGGCGTTAGTGGTGATAGCGTCGCGGTTATCCTTTAACTCACTCAATCTGTCGTTGTATTCCTGAGTGTGAAGGTTGGCCTGTATCTGAGCCGCGTCCATCTTCGTCATGCGGCCTGTCGCGACCGCCATTTGAAGCGAAGACTCTGCTATCGCCGTGGCATTCTGCTTTTGAAGCTCCACGCCTGAACGCAGCGAAGCGATCCATTCGGCGGTAGCCTTGCCAGTCGCGGTTATCTGCTCAGCGTCATCCTTGCTGATGCCGCCGTTGGCGTTACCGTCCTTGAGGAAGTCGTTAGCCCAGGTGGGGCGAGCTTCGGTCATCTCCCGGTTATCGGAGATGATGTCTGCGTTGACCTTCTTGTTCACGGCGCGATAGTTCAAAGAGCCGATGTTGAGGGTAGCGAGCTTCGCCTTCCACCAGTCGGCGTCGTCGAGGAGAGAACGGTCCTGTGCAGCTTTCCAGTCGGCGTTGCTCTCTTCCCAAGCTGCAAGCTGTTCGGCTGCGGCTTTCTTCTGAGCCTCAAGTGCAGCACGTGCAGCGGCCTTGGCTGACTCAGCCGCAGCTTTCGCAGCCTCGTCCTTATCCTTGATCCCGGTAAGTTGCTTGTTGGTATCTTCGGAGGTAGCACGATGCTGCTGGCCGAGTAGAACACCTTGAAAGCCGAGTAGCTCAGCACGATTAGAAGCCTGATCTCCGCCCATGATCTGGTCGTCAGGACCAGCCAGGTCCGGGTGGTCGGTGGCGAACATCTTGCTCTTAGCCCAACCGAGACCGGAGTTCTGCTTGTCGGATAGCTGCTTACGCAGGCTGGCGACTTCGGTGTCGTTGTTCGGTTTCTGAGCGGCAACAGATATCTTGTTTCCAAGATCCTGTAGGTCATTCATATAGCTCTGAATAGAGCTGGAAACGTTTGAGGTGTTCGCCTTGCCTACGAGCTGGCCGAGCAAGCCGATCTTGTTTGCGGTGAGGAGGTCATTGACTGCTTTCGCATCGTTCGCGAGGGAGGTAGCCAGCTTGTCAGCTTCCACGCGGGATTCAGCGAGCGCCGTCTTGAGGTTGTTTTGGGGCTTGCCTTCGAGCTTGGCTATCTGATTCGCGAGTTTCGCGTTGGTCAGGTCTAGCTCATCATTGCTGGTGCGGATGGAGAGGTTCAGAGAATCGAAGCCACGCTTGATGACGGCGGGCATCTCGTTCATCTCCTTGATGAACTTGACAACCTCCGTAGTCAGCTTCGCGAACATCCCAGCGATAGCGATAGCACCGACTAGAGGGAAGGCCGCCTTCATCACGCCGGATAGAACTTTGCTTTGGGAGATGAGGCGTTCAATGGCCCGCATGTTGTTGCCAAGCGGGTTCTCAAGCAGCCTGATGCTGGCGCTAGCGGCCTGCATATCCGAGACTGATCCATGACCAAATGACTTTGACTTGCCTTGCAGCTTGTCTAGTTCACGCCCAGCCTGATCAAGCGCAGCGGAATAGCTGACCTTATCTGCGGAGAGAACAATAGTGACTTGACCTGCTGCTGTGCTCATGATTGGTTTGTTCTCTTCGCTGCCTTAGCTAGGCGCATCTTTTCAATCTGTTTTTCTTTGAAACCGGGTGCCGCCCACATCCGCTTGTTTGAAGCGATACGGTTCGCTCTTGCCTCAGGGGTGTTTCTGGCGGCCACGTTCAGCGCACGCTTCTCTGGGTCTACCCACATAGCCTTGGCTTGATCCGACTTGAGCTTTATGAAATCCGGGTCGTTCCATTGCTCTTTGCTAGCCCTCGACTTGCGCGCCACAACATCAGCACGTAGTTGAGCATCGCTATTGTTCTTACGTGCTTGAGGTGTACCCGCTGTAATCCTTCGGTGTGCGCTTACACTCTCTTTGAAAGCAGCATCCGCCCACTTCGTGAGCATGGACGCTACATGCCTTGCACGTTTTTGTGGGTCGGCCCAATGAGCCTTCACCCTTTCACTACTGAAGCCTTCGCCGCCTGGGGCTAAGTTATAGCCGAAGGCACGATTCTGAGCTTCGTGAGTAAAGATGGCGCGAGTCTCCATCTCGTCTAGTTCGGCCTTGCAGCTAGCCACACCCAACACACACAAGGTGAAGCTGTCGGCACCATACTTGGCGATTGCTCGATGAATCGGATAAGGCGGATGAGCCCTGCGTCCAGCAGCAAGATGATCTTTGAATCGTTGCCCTACAGCACGGATTGTTTGTCCGACATAAACTTTGCCGTTGATGCTATTTCGTATTAGGTAGACCGTTCCGTAGTTCATGGAACTGAATACCGAAGTCTGTTTGTGTGCTTGCGGTTATTGCTTCTTGACAGCAGCCTTTTGAATTTCCGCTACAAGCGTGTTGGAGATGGCCTCTACAACGGCTTCTCGGGATTCTTCATAACCAACGCGAATAAAACTGTGTTCGGCAACGAAGCCAACCTCTTTACCGGGGCCACGTGTCTTACCGTTCTTGAGCATTCGGGAGTAGCCACCACGCACTAGCCTGTGGCCGTACTCTAGCCACCGTGCAACGTGAGCGGTGTACTTCCCGGGGGCGACAGTGACATATGGGGTTCTACCGGAAGGCCGATGAACCTTGACCTCTATGTCGGCCTTGAGAGCGCCCTCGGGTAAGAGACCACCAGTCGTATCCTTTACAGGGGCGCGGTCAGAGATAGCGGCTTGCTCTATCAGAGCGCCAGCCTTGAGAGCTTTGAGGATGGCGTTGTCGGCTTCCTTCGTTGAGAGGGCTTCAAAGAGAGCTTTCACTTCGGCTATGCCCTTTATGTCTGCGCTGAAACCGTCTGCCATCGTTATCTCTGTGCGGGGAACATCATGCGAATCGTGTCTACGACAGCCGCTCGTTTGGCCTTCGTCATACGCGTGTTCGGCTGTTTGGTTGGGGCTTGCTTCAGGGCCAGAAGTGACGGCATGAAGTGAGCCGGGATCTGAAACTTCTCGAAATAGCTGCGGAAGCCTGTGTTGACAACCCAAGATGTGAGCTGCCCGAACATCAGTTCGGTATGGTTTCTTACTGTCTCGCGGTTATTTTGGTATCGCTTACAGAGGGCTTGGAATTGTCGTGGGGTCAGGTCGTAGAACTGCTCAGAAGAGAGGCCGAGTTCTAGCGTCGCCGTGACCCACCACGACATCCATAGTTCGGCTGAATCTAGTCCAGCTCCAGATCCAGCGGATTCTCTAAAGGGTCTGCCTTAGCATCCTTATCAGGCTCGACCATAGACAGGGCGAACGCATCGAACAGAGCTTGCTTGATGGCGGGGATGTCCCTCATGGTGATGAGGGTCGGAACTTCCAAAAGATTGAAGTCAGGCGTTTCAGTGATGAGTGCGGCATACAGGATGGCGGCCAGACTCTCTGCGCCAAGGTTGGCGAAGTCCAAAGCATGAAAGATGTTTATCTCGTGCCCTATCTTCTTGAGCGCAGCCTCAGCAGTGGCGAGGGCGGCGAACGTGAAGCAGAGATGATAGGTCTTACCCTTCAGCTTCAGCTCCACCTTCGGCAGAGTAGGGTCTAGTGCGGGGTTCTTCGCGACCTTCGCCATGATTAGGACCCCAGCACGCTGTTGTAGGAGTTGAGATCAACTGTGAAGGTGTACTCGGACACCTTGTCCAAGCTGACATCGAAGGAACCCGCCTCAGTGATGATTCCGCTAAACGTAATCAAGTCGCCCGTGGTCTGGCCGTTAACGGTGTTGGGTGGGATCTGAAACTTGAAGTCGTACGGTACGCGGGTGAGCTGCGCGGCATTGATAGCAAGCTGACCGGCATCGTTACCGACGCGGTTTGCCGTGAACGTCGCTGTGCCGAGATCGGTGATGGTCGCGACCTTCTGCTGAATACCGAGAGAAGCGAAGTTGGTGCTCATCGTGGTGGAAGTCTTGCGGCCGGATAGCTTTGCATCCTTCACCTCACCGATGGTGACGAAGACTTCAGAGCCACCAGCGCCGGTCGGACCGCCTATGCTGAGGATTGCGCCTGTTCCTGCTACCTGTGCTGCTGATGCTCCTGCTGCTAATGCCATGGGTGATGCTCCTGATATTGGTTGAAAGGGAGGGTTAGCCCCACGCAGACGCAGCTCTACCAAGGCCGGGAATGAGTCGGTCTGGGTTGGCGGGTCAGGTTGTGAGGTCGTGGGGGCTAGAGATTGCTGAAGACGTAGAACTCGGCCGTGGCGCGGCAGGTCTCAGAGATGTGGTCGAACATATCGCGGGAAAGCATGAACTGAATCACCACACCGTCTTGGGAATAGCCATTCAGGGCGGTGATGACCGCTGCTCTGAGTTCCCAAGCACTGAGGGCTTTCTGTGCCCAGCAGCTCACTTCAAACCGGTACCGCTGTGAGCCACGTGTACTGAAGGTGGGGGATGAGACCGTGCTGATGAAGAGGTAGGAGATTGCTGGGAAGCCGGTGTCTCTATCCAGAACCATCGGATTGATTCGGTCGCTGACAAGAGCGGTGACGGCTGGACTCGTGCTGAGGATGGTGTAGATGGTGGTCTCTACCATGCTTACCCCTCTCCGTTCAGCTCGTAGCACATGAAGATGAAGAGCTTGTTGGCCTGTTTGTCATTAAGGATGGCCTGAATCTCATAAAGGTGAACCACGCCGGTAGTTGGCTCTGTATAGACAATCCTCTGGTTCGGCTGGAAGACGACTGAGGATGTATAGCGGCAAGTGATGCGGTACGTGGTATTTCCTATGAACTCTGCCGTGGAGTAAATAAGCTGACTTTGTTGAACGTCTATCGACGCCCAACACTGGTAGGTAGTGTCCCAGAGGGTTGATTTCTGACCGGCTTGGTCTCTGGTCTCGGATTGGCTCTGAATCTGAATGCGTCTATTGAGGGTTCCGGCGTTCATTTACATGCCCCCATAGAAGCGATAAGGACTGAGCAGCGCGTCTACGCCAAGCGGGAGTATCTTCAGTGAAGCCACGGTGCTGGCTTCACGGTTCTCGTAGAGGTGCCCCAGGACAAGCAGGATGGCCGCTTTGATTGAGGCGGGGCAGGTGTTGACCTGAATGCCGTCTCCGTAGCTACCGGCGACAAAGGTGACTTTTACACTGCCGGGCATGTAGTAGTCCGAGGTGGGCCATGAGCCGGAGGGAGCGGGAACAATGCGGGCTGGCTGAGAAGACTTGTCTACGGAATAGAGACTTGGATCGAGGGTCTGCGTTACACCGAACGTGTCAACGTAGGTGATTGAGGTGACCGAAACGAGACGCGGCATGGGCAAGCGGAGTGCTGTGGCTTCCCAAAGGGCGGTGTAGTTCAAAGGGTTGCGGCGAGCCATAGGAATCGTGCTGCGCCAATCGCCATAGTTGAACTGATCAAGGCTCAGGACGTAGGTCTGATTGAAGATGGCGCGTTGCATCTTCTGCTCACTCATCTCACGAGCCGCACTGATGAATCCGGCGATAAGGCTGTCTTCGTCAGGGAAGTCCACCCTGAGATGTGCCTTTGCTTCAGCGAGAGACACGGGCTCGACTACCGGCGGAATTGTGAGTTGGTAATCGGGCACTGATGTTCCTTAGCGGGTTTCGTTGGGCTTGCGAACGGCTTTGTCGCGCTTCTCTTGCGGAGTGTGAGCAGCAACTTCAGGCTCACCTTCCTCGCGAGTGGCTAGCTTTGCGTTCACGTACTGCTCCGCGACATGATCGGGAAGCTCGTAGACGTGCTCAGCGGCATGGTGAATCCCAGCGCCGACGGCGGAGTGTGTCATCTTTACTTTTGTCATGGGAGTGGGGTGTAGGCGGCTGGCTATCTACGGCAAGCCAGCCGCCTACGGGTTGCTAGGCGTGGACGGTGAGTGCTATGACGGGGGCGATACCAGCGTTCATCGTGATTCCACCAACGCGTGAGCGGATGATGAAGCCCACCTCGTCGGTATCCGCATAACGCTCGTCGAGACGCTTGATCGTCGGCGCACCGTCTAGGCGAAGGGTATACGCCTTCTTGAAGTCACCAAAGAGGATCGCCTTATTACCAGCGGCCAGGGTCGGCATCGAATCATTGATGTAGATGGGACGACCGAAGATAGACGAGAACGGACCATTGGTCGGGTCGGTGTTGAAGATGCTCTGACCAGTCGTAGCGGTGAGGGCCATGAGCGCAGCGCGGGTGGCGGTGCTCATCATGAACGAACCGTTGCGGGCATAAGCGGCAGTCAGACCGCCGTACAGAGCAGCGATATCGGGATAGGTGATCACACCAGCAGCAGCCGAGGTCGTACCGGTTGCAGCTACAGCCAACAGACTGGCGATGTTGCTGCCGTCTCCTGCGGTTACGTAGTGCTCAAGAGAGTAGCCGTAGGTGTTCTGCCAAGCCTGAGTGAGCCATCCGCCGAGGTCAAACTCGGAGTCGTCAAGCATCTCATTGGAAATCTTGACCTCACCGCCGAGCTTATCCACGTTCAAGATCTGAGAAGTGAAGGCGGGATCAATCTCTGGGAACTGCGTTCCTTCGGCTACGACCGGCAGAATGGTACCGGTGTAGTTGATGAGGTTCATCTTCATCGGAGCGCCGTTCTTGTTGGTCGTGATGACGTTGACCGCATCAAGGACGGGTGCGTAATCCTTAAGAGCCTGTACCAGCACGGGTGAGAACATTTGCGGAATCGTGACGCCAGCGGACGCGGAACTGGTGGTTAGAAGGTCGCGGTACTCGGGTTCTACGCGGTCTCTGATCATGTATGAGCGGAGGGCATCAACGGCGCGGGTGCGCTGCTCATCCTTGCTCTGCTCACCAGTAGGGCGAGGAGCCGGTACGAAGGCACGCTGCTCGGCCTCATACGCTTCAACCTGCTTGAGAGTCGCGACGCGCTGCTCCAGCTCGCCGGCATCGGCAATCATCTTGTTGGCGGACTCAATCTGGTCTGCGGTGGGAGCATCGCTGCGGAGGATTACGGCAGCATCGGTCATCAGCTTATTGCGCTGTTCCTGAAGGGCGGGCATGGACATGGGTGTTCCTTGGTGGGGCGGGTGGGATAGGAGGGAGGGAGGTTGAACCGGAGAGGCCGGTGATTTTGGGCGCAATCCGGTTCAGCCGCTCGGGAGAGCAGCTTGGGGTTACAACCCGTCAGTGGAGGAGAGCTTTAGAGGGTGATCTGCATCTCTAGTAGCCGGAGGGCTAGGAGAGATCGCTTCTGGTGAAGTGTGCGGGACCGCTCGTCGTTGTCACAGGAACACTGGTCCAACGAGCAGCCATCAACCGAGCAGTTATTACAGGTTCCGGAAAGACACTCGGGACAGGTGCAGGGGCAAACGTTGTCGTCGTCGGCACCTTCATCAGCGGTTCGCTTTGCTACACGTGCCCGAACTTCAGGCGGGGCCGTACGCAATGAGGCGCTGGTGGATTCGTATGCGGGGAAGCTGACGATACTGATCTCGAAGAGGTCAAGGTCAAGCAGGGTACGTCTGTCGTTGCCGTTCCCGTCAGTCGTCCACGCATCGCTGACCACGCTGAAGCCAAACGAACAGGAGTCGATATCGCCACGACGCAGGCTTTCCGCGAGATCGTTGGCGACAGTCGTGTTCGGTAGGTTGCAGGTGAAGTGAAGACCCGTGTCGTCTGGGGCAAGGTTCAACGTCCCAGCCGTTGTGCGGCCGAGTAAGAACTCCTGCTTGTGGTCGCGGAGGCAGAGCACGTCGGGGTTGCCGGTGAGGGTGCGGTTTAGAGCGGTGGGAGCAACAACTTCAATGAACCCGCCCAGGTCTACGCTCTCAGAATTGAACACAATGGCATAGCCGGACACCGTATGGCCGCCTGTCGCATTGGTTTCAACGCGGACTTCCTTCAAAGGAGCCGTGCGGACCTCCATGGCTTCCAGTGGTGATTTAGGCTGCATTGGGTTCCTTTTCCGGTTCCTTTACCGGCTGTTGTTCAATGTTTTCTTCATCCGCCTGAGCCGGTAGCTGATCGGCATTCGCCATATTGACCGGATACAGGTACACATCAGCCTGCGGATCGGGGATGGTGTTCTCACGAAGCTTGCGGCGAATGTCGTTGGTGCTGTACCAACCCCACTGTTTGCCCATTGCGTATCCCTTCATCTGGGTCGCAAAGTCGCCACGAAGGCGCTCAGAGAGGTCAAACTCGGCAAAGTAGCTACCCGCCTTGCGGCCAACCTTGGGCATGAGCTTGCGGTTCAACTCGCATTCCAGCGTGGAGAGGATGGGTCGGAGCGTATCGGTCACGAAGCTGAGTGAAGTCTGCTCGTGGTTGTTATTTGAGAGCCTTGAAGTATCACCGGCCATGTTGGGCGGAACTCCGTACAGGGCACAGATCTCGGTTCGCTGCATAGCGCGTACCTGAATGAACTGAGAATCTTCAGGACTGAGGCTGAGCGCCTCATACTTCCAGTCGCCTTCGAGGACAGCCGTGCCGTTCTGGTTTGAACCGCCGTGGTTCGCTTGCCATGACTTCCTTGCTTGTTCTTTTTGCTCGGGTGTAATGTCGGCGGGAGCTATGAGCAAACCGCCAGGACGAGCGCCATTCCCGAAAAGTCTTGCGCCAGCTTTTTCAGCGGCACGAGCTAGGCCGAGACCCTCACGGGCTTGATGAATAGGAGACATGCCCTTGATGCCGTCCAAGCACATCAGAGCGAAGTGACAGACATCGGTAGCCGGTAGCGTCTTCCAGTTACCGGGTGCCTGACCCTGCTGAGTGCGGAAGGCGAGTATGCCGGAGTCTAGGCGGTAGGGTTCGGTGATGGTCGGCAGGAGAGGATATAGCTCAACCACCTGACCGGCATTGTTGCGGACGATCTGGCAGTAAGCATTCCCCGTCAGCATGAGGCCGGTAACGATGGTGGCCCAGAAGCGGTGCTTGTCCATCTCAGGATTCGGTTCCGTGCCGAGGATGTAATAGAGCGGGCTGGCGACAGCATCAGTGCTGCCGTTCTCAATCTTCTCTTTCAGTACAAGAGGCAGAGAAGCAATAGCCTGAGACAATACCCGGATACAGGCGTAAACCGTGATGATTCGCATGGCCGTGTCATTGCTAATGGCCTCACCGGATACAGTGCCGTCACCGCCGCCGAGTTCATACGCCCACTCGAAGCCCACACCACTCAGTGGCACAGAGGGCGTGTTGAGTGTGGGCTGCTGGCGGAGTTCCAGCGAGATTGGGTGGCCCTTGTCTCGGGTATCGAGCAGGGCGCGGATTGACGAGAATACTTCCATTTACCAGACTTCCACTGCCCACGCAGTCTTCTTGGGTTTGGCGACTTGGGCGCGACCCAGAGCCATGAGGGTGGCGTCTGTACCGTCCTTTTTCTTTTCGTAGCTGGCGCGGTCAGGTCTGATCACGTCGCCATTCAGATACTTCACAGTCGTGTTCGCGATACACCACGTCATGACAGGATTACCGTCGTGATGAAGCTGCTCTTGAAGAACGAGAGCCTCTAGTTCTTTCATGGGTTCCGACTGAAACTTCCACGTCTGGGGGACTTCTACCAGCGGCAACTTCTCTTCAAGCAGCTTGGCTACGAAGAGGTGAGCGTGAGCCGGGTCAAAGGCCCATTCCGCCACGTCATAGAGTTCGCGGTCTTTCTTGATTTGCTCGTGCAGTTCCTCAAAGGTATTGACCTCGCCGGGTACCGACTGAAGATAGCCGTTACCTTCCCACTGCCTGTAATGGCCGTTGGCGGGGTCGTCAATCTTTGCGGCTGGGAGGTAGAACCTTGGAAACAGATAGAAGTGAGGAATCCCATTGAGAACCCGGCGGAACAACAGAACGTAAGCCGTAAGGTCTATCTTGTTCGCGAGGTCGATACCAGCCCAACAGGTCTCACCTTTGAAGTTTTCAATGCTGAGGTTTTCGTCCTTACAGCGGGACCAACGATCCATGTCGATCCAGCCGACTGCGGAGGCACACCAGATGTTGAGGTGCTTCGTTTTCGTCGCTGTTTGAAGGCGGGGTGTCTGTATGGCCTTGTGGAGCTGAGATTGAAGGTATTCAAGCCCGACGCTCACACCGATATTTGGGTTCGCTTTGACGAGAGAAGATGGTTCCTTCCAATCGTCCTTATCGTCCAGGCCATAAATGAGGCCGAACAACTGATCGTCTTCCTTGATGCCTTCGAGGACATCTTGAAGCTCGTCTTGCATGAGCTTCGCGGGACCGGCTGTGTTGTACCCAGCAGTCGTGGTGACGAGGGTGAGCGGCTGAAGCCTAGCCCCCATACCGGTCTGCATTGTGCTCATCAGAATGTCGTTTGACCATTCGTGAGCTTCGTCCAGCAGGGCGCAACTTGGAGATGAACCGTCAGGTGGCTGACCGATGACAGCCGACATACGAGATTCGGAAGCCGGAAAGACAATGGCGCTGGCGAGGTTCTTCGCGCCGAAGGTTTGAAGCCCCGCGCACTTGCGTATGATCTGCTGTGCTGGTTTGAAGACATACTCTGCCTGGGGAAGCGTCGTGGCTCCGCAGTAGACCTCGGCCTGTTGCTCACCGTCGAACATGAGCATCCACAGACCGATGACGGCTGATAGAAAGCTCTTTCCGTTCTTACGAGGAACGTAAAGATACACCGTGCGGAACCGGCGAAGGCCGTTGGTCTTATGTACCCAGCCGAATGTGCACGCAAGTAGAAAGCACTGCCAAGGCTGGAGTTTGAGGTTCTTTCCCTTAGCAGCGAAGCGACCACCGAGAGGCAGCATCTCAGCGAAAGCGCAAACCTTATTGGCCTTGAGTGCGCTGAACTTGTAGAGATACTCAGAAGATTGAATGCGGTCTAGGTCAAATAGGTGACGCTGACAAGCGAGCCTGATCCAGCGACAAGCCAGAATCTTGCCCGTGACTACGTCCTGCGCATACTGATGAGCGAGGGCGGCGTAGTCGGTCACGGGATGGGTCCTAGTTGATGGCGGCGGGGTCCTCTTCGGTCATGGCGAAGATGGCGGAGAAAGGATTGGCGGCCTGTTTGGGTGATGCGGAGATCTTGGCGCGGTCTACCGGGTTCAGTCCCAGCAAGGAACCGGCTCGCAGCATCTGTTGCTGAGCGGAAGCGGCGACCAATAACGCCGGGTGCTTGACCATCTTGGTCTGGCCCTGGCTGCCCATCACCTGAATGACGGTGCCTTCTCTGGTGACCTGCTTCTCAGCGGCCATCCATCGGGAATAGGCGATTGCGTATGAGGCGACCACACCGACGTCAGTTGAACGCAGTAGTTCAAGGTCTGAGAGGGCAGCGACGATTCGCTTGTACTCGGCCTTCGCTCCGGCATCGAGCCAGGAAGGCGGTTTTCCGATCTCACCGGCTGCGCTGAAATCCATCTCTGGTGCGTGCTTGCGGTGGCCGGGGTTGCCGTGGGCTTCGTGTACGGCGGAAGGTAGTCGTTTGCGTCCTGCTGGCATGGTGGAGGGTGACTCTGTTGCTAAAAATTGGGAAACGTTCCGCGTGCAGATAAATCGCGTTGGGTGACGGTTGGCTTCTCTCTCGATGTCTACGCATTTCATGCCCCCACCCACCACTTTTAAGTGGTTGATCTCATGGGGTTTCTTTTGCGGTCTTGAGGGCGTGACAAGCGCGACACAAACTCTGGGTGTTGCTGAGGTCAAGCCTGAGCTGAGGAGCGCTGGTGATGGGACGGATGTGGTCAACGTCCAACGCCGGAGTCACGCGACCGGCTAGCAGGCAATGCTGACAAAGGTACGAGTCCCGCTTGAGAGCGAGTCGGCGGACCTTAGACCATGCATGGTCATAGCCACGGGTGGTGGCTGAGCCACGCCATCGGTCGTGTGCCTTCGTTGCATCTTGATGAACGGCACAGTAGCCACTGGAGACAAGCTCAGGACAACCGGGTTTGTTGCACGGTCGCTTTGCTCGTTCAGCCATAGGTTGTGTCTTCGGATATCGGGAGACTGGATCACCTCCTCTGTGTTGCGGGTCAGGTGAGGCCGTATAGGTGAAAGAGCCACCACACAAGGAACACACCGAAGGTCATCAGGAGTGTGGTGCTTGTCCTGTTGGTGTCTGGCATAGAAGGAGACAGAGCCGCGTCTACTGAGGAGGAGGGCAGTACACACGGCTCTTGAGGCGCAGTGGAGAGGACCGCGCACAGGTGGGACGTCGTCAGGCGATGCGTTCTAACTCATCGCGGAAAGGTTTGACCAAGTCTGCCCAGCAAATCGTCTTTGGCTTGATCTGGATCAGCTTTGTCTTAGCGTGCTTGAGATTGTGTCTGATGGCGGTGGCTTCAGCGAACAGCATGAGAGCCTCGCCGTTGCGTGCAGCGTTGCGCGGTACAGCAATCTCTTCGCCGCATATGTCGCAGGTGAGGCAGTATGGCGTGACGACTAGTGCCATGCTTCTACCTCCTGGCTTGTGGCGGCGCGGATAATGAAGCGAGGTCGCCACTCTTCGACAAGTGCCTTCGCGTCGGGATCACCGACGGCGTTTGCAAAGATGACGTGGGCGTTCATGGAGAGACTGAGAGGATGCGGTGCTTCTAAGAGCGGGGAACCGTCAGCAGCATTGTCGCCCTTACTTATATAACGTCTCTCGTTCGCTGTTTTGACGAATGATGTATTAGCCATTGCTGTTCATCTCCTCGCTCAGCTTCGTGAGTTGGTTCTTTGCCGTGCGCACGCTAATGTCGAGAAGGTCTGCGGCTTCTTTCAACGTGTAGCCGTTCAGGAGATGACTGACGAGAGGACCACCCTTCTCGCGCATCTCCTGTTGCTGTTCTAGGGTGAACGGTGATTCGGGGTACAGTTCGGCGGCCTCTTCATTGAGTGCGCGAGTTCTCGCCTTGCGGTGATAGTCGCGAATCTTGTTCCTCACAATGCGTGTAAACCACGCAGCGAAGACGCGGTCGGGCGGGAGCATGTTGAAGTTGGTCCATGCTTTGTGCGTCGCGTCGGCTACGATCTCATGCCGGTCGGGGTTGTTGGCTCCGACGAGCTGTTTGGCATAGGTGCGACAGGCTTCACACAAGAGATGACCCCGAGTGTGGTCGCTCTTGTAGAGGCTGTAGTGAAGATTGAGTTCGGTGAATGTCATTCGGTAAGTCCTTTCAATACTGGCTTCCGAAGTTTGCAAACTGTCTCTTAGTTAGCGTTCTTCTGCCTCTTCGTTAGCGAACTCTGACAAGAGGAAAGAGAAGTCCTGGCGATTAGCAGAAAGGTGTTTACTTTTCTCTACGACTCCGTAGGGTTTTTCAAAGCCAGTGGACACCCACTGAGTTTTGTAACACCGGAGAGCACAAATGACGAACACCAGCGCAATCGTAGAAACCTTCCTCACGCAGATGGGCGAGCAGGCCACCGTACTCGTAAACCGTATCGCTGAGCTGGATACAGAGAAGGCAACACTTCAGGGCGAGCTGACGAAGATCAATCACGCCTTGGCGGTTTGGAACGGGAAAGAGACGCCGGATGGTAAGAGCGCACCCGGTACACGCAAGAAGATGTCCGAGGCGGGACGTGCCAATATAGCCGCAGCTCTTCAGGCACGTAGCGCACGTCTACGCGCAGAGAAGGAAGCGGCTGGGGGTAAGGACGCCGAAGCGGTTGCGGTTCCTTCCGCAGCAGAGGAGAAGCAGAGCGAGCCTGTTCAGGAAGCCACTCCGACCCCCAAGTCCACACCGGCGAAGAAGGCGGCGGCGAAGGGCGGTAAAGCTGATGCCTAACTTTCAGTGTGGGCGTTTGGTGGCGACACCGGCGGCATTATCAGCGATAGAGGGGAGCGGGGATAACCTGCTCCTCTTCCTTCGTCGGCACCTAAGTGGTGATTGGGGCGACCTCGGCGCTGACGATAAGCGGATGAACGACGCGGCTCTCAAGGACGGCTCTCGGCTACTGAGCCGTTATGACCTGAAAGACGGCAAGCCGATCTACATCATCACGGAGGCCGAAGGCGACAACGGCAACCGGGAGTCAACGTGTGTTTTGTTGCGGGAGGAATACTGATGACCCTACTAACGGCTTTACAAGAGCGGCATGACGAGGTGGTCGAGCGGCTGACGGTCGAGTTCGTTCGGCTGGGTACAGAGGCGGCGGTCAGGGAGTGGGTCTTTCAGGACGACGGACCGGTTGAGCTGGTCGCTGATATGACCGGGCTGGGGCTGACTGACGCAGATGCTGAGGCGGTGTTCGTGCTGCTGGATGACCTCTGCCGTTTGGCGGCGGGTCGGGCTGGATTCTTGGAGTGGCTGAAAGACTGAAGACTGTAAGACCTGAAACGACGAAAGGCGACTCCGATGTTCTGGGGTCGCCTTACTTCATCCCACAAGCTCTTTCATCAAACTAGTGAGCGTTCTAATCTGCCCGTTCACTATGAGCCGTGATTCACCTTCGTCATCCTGTTTCCAAATCTCAGAAGGCACCGCAAAGCCGCGTTCTCGGAGCAGCTTCACAACGTTTGCCTGGATAACTGCTAGACTCTGCGGCCCGGTTCCAACAGACTTCGCCGGTGTTTGCTCCCAAAGCGCTAGTCTTTTTTGTAGGTCATGTTCACGTGCTTTCAACCGGGCGATTTCGACGCTGTATTGTTCTTCTTCGTAACGTCTTTCCAGCGCTCTGCTCTCTAACGTCACGATCGTCCGTTCGCTTACAGCAACAATCTGGTTGAGTAACAACTGAGAGCTCTGCTCCTGCCGGCGGGCCAGCGTCAACAACTCCTGCATAATTTCGTCTTGACTGCGTTCAGGTGCATCGGCGGACGCTTGTTTGGTGACCTGATCAAGTTCCCCTTGCAGAGTCGGCCAGATGGCGTTGAAGGTCAAGCTAATCGTGGACTCTGGAACGGCGTTACCGGCAGCAGCTCCGTTGATATCCACCACAAGCTTCCAGATATCGTCCCGCTCTGTTCCCACACTTTGAAACTGACTGAGCGGACCGGTGATGTCTGTAGCCTTCATGCCGATCCTCAATACCATCGCCCGTCCCACGGTGGTGAGCTTTGAGACCGCGCCAGCTTCAAATAAGATCCAAGGTTCATTCTGGTTTTCGGCTGTCACGCAGATGACGCCGATGTTCGCGGCTTCAAGGTTGGCGGCGATTTCGCTACTCCATCGAGCGCCGGTGCTGATCTCCTTTGATGAGAGCCAAGGATCTACGGTGTTGTTTAAGCTCGGAAGGTACTTCTTCAAGAGTTCAGCAACAGCGCGGCTCTTGGGGCCGGACCAACTCAGGAAAACTCGCATTGTGACACTTTATCCCAAGGTGAAGCTTCAGTGGTTCACCTTTTATCTGGGTCGAACTTTACGCCGCCCTGCTACGAACGACGTTCTGGCAGCCGCAGGGCATATCCTCTCCGAGCGTCTTGCTGAAGAAGGTGCCTTTACCCTCGCAGCGGGGGCAGGGGGCTGAGCCAGCCGTCGGAGGCGCGGGGCTAGGGGGCTTGCGCTGGCGGGGGCGGGCGGCTACGGCCTGGTCTTCAATGCTGCTCAGGGAGCTAGCGAAGTAGTTTACGGGGTGGGCCGCTGCTTTCAGCTTGGGACCCCAGAAGCTGTCTGCTTTACTGAACGCAACAAAGGAGAGGAGTTGGCTCAGGCTGCGGGCAGCAAGCAGCCCTTGGGCCTTGGCCTGATTTTTGGCTGAATGAACGGGAGCCTTATCTGCGGCGGTATAAAGAGCTTCAATCAGGGAATGGATATCAGACTGTTGTACAGAATAAGAAATGGGTTGTTGTCCTTGTTCCTGATCAGCCAAGCCAGCCACCCCAGCCACCCGCCCCGAAGGGGCTGCCGTAGTGGTTGTTTGTTCTTTGTTTTTAAGTCTTAAGTCTTGAACAGGCACGGTCTCAGCACGGTCTCGGTACGGTGTCAGCACGGTCTCAGCACGGTCACCTGACCCGCCTGACTCTAAACCCCTGGCCTCTACGTCACTTGAGAGAGTTTCTTCAGTACGGCAAAACCCACATTCCATGACCGGCCTCACAGGGTCCGACGACAGTGCCGCATTCACCCGTCTACCAGCATTCGAGCCAACCGTAACCTCATACTTGTCGATGAAGACCGGGTAGTTTCCATGCTTACCCGCTATGTGCTTCCGCTTGATATAACCCTTCTTCTCCAGCGCCATGAGCGCATCCTGCACGGTGCGCTTCACCAACTGACCACCGCTGTAGGCGACCAGCTTCTCCGCGCTCGCCGAAGCTACCCCAGTCTTCGCGTCCGCCATGAGCACCAGCAGGTGGTGAATCAAGAACTGCGTTGGGGTCAATCGCCCGTCCGCTAAATGCTCCAGAACCGCTCTACGAGCTTTTACAAATCCGCTTCCATCTCCAAACATTGCCTTATACCTCGTCCAAAATGTCATCTAGGGTTATCTCGTTATGGGCAATCCGGTCGGTATGTATCCAACCGGCACAGGTCTGCTTGTACGGCACCTGCCCCCAGTAAATGCCGTCGCGGCTCTTGACGCAGGAGATAACACCCTCCAGATTTCCCTGAGGGTCGTGGTCGCCGTAAGTGAACGTGCCGACGAGCTGAGTGCAGCTCCGAGACATTTCCTTTACGTCGTTCACACCCGACAAGTCCCACCTGCCTTCATGATCTTCAGCGAACTTCTTGCCTGCTTCGTTGCCCTGAATCGGGCTGATGATGACCATAGGGTGACCGCTCAGCGTGCGGTGAGTAAGCCCAAACCGACGCACGTCCTTGATCATGCGCGTCATCTGGGAGCGGGTGTCCTCTCCGCGTGTGCTACGGGATTCGAGCATCTGCAGATAGTCAATGAACAGCACATCCAACTGATGCCGAGACGAGTGCAGCTCTACCAAGTGCTTTAGCGACTCCCAGGTTGAATCAGACGGCTGCAGGATGGTGATGCGCCCGGAGACCGTATCTGCGAAGTCTTGGGCGATGAGATCCAAGGCTTTGCGCTCTACCGGCAACAACGCACCAGTCAGGAACCGCTCGTAGCTGATGGCGTCGAACTCGCCGCCCCACTTCGGGTGATGGCAGTGAAGCAACAGATACTTGTCGCGTTCGACCTCAGCGTCGTTCTCCAGACTGATGACGAGGATGTTTTTGTCAGCCATAGCCGCCATCTGGTAAACAATGAAGCGACCCAGCGTGCTCTTACCACCGCCGGAGTAGCCCAAAATCCCACAGAGATCTCCCGGATAGAGCGGCAATGCGTCTATGCCGCTCGGCAAGTGACCCCGAGACTTGAGGTAGTCGTATCGCTCGCCTAGCTCGCCCGCTTCCTTCTGCACGATGATAGGCTGCACCACACCGGTACGATCTATCAGGATGCCCTCCTCAAGCTTGTCCATGATGTAGTTCAGAGCGCCTTTCGGACCTTCGTACCGACGGCCAAGGCGTTTATCTTCCTTCGCCGTACCCCCGTTGATCATGACGGCCTGACGCAGATATAGGCCGAGCTTGGCTCGTTCAAAGGCCACAATCTTCGCAGCCAGCACGGGTCCCATGCCGAGGGCATCGTGTGGGACCAGCTCAGAACGAATCTCGCGGTAGTTGTTGATCAATGCAACGACCTCCGCGGACTTGTCCAACAGAGCCACCGCATCGTTGACGGAGTCAAGGGTGGGAAGCGAGTGCTGCTTGTAAGCGAAATCCCAGACTATCCCCACGAGCGTCAACTCATCGTTGACGCAGCAAGCGCGGAGGTTGATCAGGTTGTTGCCTGCCCAAGCCACCACACCAGCGGCACGATCCTTCTCCGCCTCCGAGTGGTCATGGCGCAGCAGGCAGTGAAAGAGGTGGGCGAACTCAAGGCTGAAGTCGTCCAT